CTAAAGAAGAATATTCTGCATTAGATATTTTACCTTTCACTACAAGACAATTACGTCATAGATTTCACTACACAAATCAACATCAGGTAGGAAAACGAACACCGTTTTTAGGTTGGGTATTCGGTAATTTACCGATACCAGAAGAAAGAAAACAGGAATTAGGTATAGAGTAACGAACTATACTTAACAAAAGGTCACAACTCATGTCAGCACTTACTCGTTGTGCATCTGGTTTAGGATTAACCGGATTACTCGGTAATCACCGTATGGACTTATATACTGAAGTCTTTAAACGCTTCAAAGAAGTAACAGGAAGTTCTAAAGAAATTAGCCGTACTCATTTGAAGAAAGCGATTATGGTTAGTCTGTATGGCTCTCAATTAAAACCAGTACAAGTACTCGGTAAAGATAACATTGAAGCCTTTCATCATGTTATGGATGATATGTGTACTGGTGCATGGGAACTAAGACAAGTACTCTTAGATACATGGAATCCTAATGTAGACTCTCAGAATTGGATTATGCCAGACGGATTCCACGTAGTATGTCCTGTAGAAGTTAAAAAGACTTATACAATGGAAGTAGATGGTGAAAAGTATGATTTCAAAGTAAAAGAGAAAGAGGCTCAATCAGAAGGACTCTCTAATGTAGCTAACGTTACACATAGCCTAGACTCTTATATCGCAAGAGAAATGATTAGACGTGTGAAATACGATAAAGCTCAAATGTCTTATGTATTGTATCTTTTGAACCAATATACTTTAGACCATGAAGCTTCTTTAAAAGAAGGTCCTATTGAATCTATGGGAATATTTGACCTACTATTGCATTATTTTGAAAATAGTAACATGCTTACAGTACGTATTGCAGACTATATTAAATCTATTGCAGATATAGCAAAAATGTCTACCCATCACCGTAATATGCTAAAAGATGTACTATCTAAAATGTTGCAATATGAACCATTCGATATTGCTATCATTCATGATAGTTTCAGTGCTCATCCAGAAAATCTTAACTACGTCAGATATTGGTATAACGACATGGTTGCAAATGTAGTAGACAGTAATCTATTACAATGCATTCTAGACCAAATTGCTGTAGAAGAGTTTCATCTTGACCCACAAGAAGCACCTAGAAAACATCTTGCTAATTTAGTCCGTAAGAGTTCTTACGGTATTTGTTAATACAAATCAGCGTCCCTTATGGGACGCTTTTTTTTTAAGGACTCATTATGGTATTCGGATATGAAAGACCTGTTCCACAGGTAAAATACATTGGTATTAAACTTATTAGAACCAATGAAAATACAGACAAAGAAGTTCATGCTTACGAAGTAAATGGAACTGTTTATGTCGGTGCAAGTGCAGACAAACTCACTGCACTAGAAGAAATTCTGAAACTATTAGGATTAATTCATTATTCCCTAGTAGAAGAAGATAAAGGCTAGAAATAGCATCAATTAACTATTAATAGGAAATTAATCATGATTCTTACACAAGAACAAATTGCACGTTTAGAGCAATTAAAATCTAAACCGAACCTTACTATCTCAGAAAAAGCAGAGTTAGACTTCTTAGCATCTGCTGAACCAGAAAAAGATGACAAACCTTCTAAATATTATCAAATTATGTTTGATAAGAATGATGAAGTTAAACAAAGTATTCGTGAAGGCGACTTCCAAAAAGTACGTGATACTGTATGTCGTACAGCATTAGATATTGCTCATTACTTTGGTTCACTTGCTAAAAAAGAAAACTTTAAATCAGGCTTACATCTTATGGAACAGATGACTGACATCAACATTAATAACTTTGCTGAACAAGTTCTTCCTACTGCAGAAGAAACACCAGTACAGCTTAAAATTTTCAGTAAATTAATCCAAAACGATGATAGTACAGACATTGATGTTGTACATTTCCGTGAATGGTATTCTGATGCAGAAGTGCAAGTAGCAGAAAAAACTTTAAAACTACTGGATGATGTTCCACCATACTTCGCAGCACCATTAATTCAAATTGCGACATTGTTAGCATTGGATGATGTTATTCGTGAACAACGTAATGCATTTCCTGAATATGTTCAAACAGTGTTACCGGAAGAATACACTGTAGATGAATATCGTATTGCATTAGGTATTTTATCAGGCGGTGCACAGCATCTATTACGTTGGATGGTATCAATGTGGAATGGCATGTATAGTGGAAATTACACTAAATTCGGTACATATCAAGAATTATCTGAATTATCAGAAAAATTCTTAACAGACATTGGTACTGAAGTTAAAAACTTAAAACAAGCCAAACAAGAAGCTGCATCAAAAGTGGCAGAACTTCTTAAAGCTATTATTACAGAAGCTATGGAAGGATCTAAAGACAGCTAGTCTATGCCACTTTGTTCCCTAACAGGAACAAAGAAAAAACAGGTGAAGGGTTGGTCCTTTGCCTGTTTTGTTTTATGGGGTTTTTATGAAAATTAATATACACGAGTTTGATAAAGATAATCGTCTTTTTACAGCATTGGGGTTAAATGCAAAATTCTTTCCGCAGTTAGAGCGTAGCTTTAGTGAAACAGAAGAATTTTTAAATAGTTTAAGCTTTTGGGGAATTGTACCAAGAGCAATTCGGTACAAATCTATTTTAAACTACGACTGTATCGTTTTAGTAGGAAGAATTGCAAACGATAGTGGTAAATTATTTGTATTAGATAAATGTGCTAATCCTTACGTAGAAATAGCAAAACATCTAAACTTAAATCAAGACAGTAAAGTATTGGTTTATCTTGCTGAACCTATCTTCACAAGTATTTCTTATGAAGGTAGAGCTACAAAACAAATCATTAAATTCTTAAAAAACTACAAATGAACATTGAAATCAACACTATTAACTCTGAAACAAAGTGTTTAGGGTATAAACACTATGATAAAGTATTGCCAAGTAATATGTATTTCTTTAGTTGTTTAATAGAGACTATTAGAAATTATTCTATTGGTTCTAAATTTATAAACTATGATTTTAAAAAACTTTTAGACATAGATTTGCTTATTATTATGGATGAATGGATATTAGATAATCGTTTCGAAAGTTTTCCACATGGAAAAGTTATTCCTGTATCAATGGAAACTAAACCATTCAGATTCATAATGAATATATTAGAAATTCCTGTTATTCATGTAGTTACTTCATTTAGAGCCATACCACTAGGGTATATGCACGATGAACATCAAACAAAGTTATATAGAACTTGTTATCCAGAATATCTAGAAGAAACATTAAAAGACATGAACATCTCTAAAGATGCTAATGTGCTTATTATTCCTATGCGTGCAGAAGATGGTTATGAAATTCTGACTACACAATCTATCAAATCTACTATTCAACAACTTAACCAATATGCAAATAAAATTTGAATATACTACTGAAAGTCTTTATATCTTCAATCATTTTGAAGGCATTATTAAACACTATTGGCATGACTATTCTAATCGGCTTACTCCATTAAAACATTTTACTGATTTAGAATGGGGAAATTCTGGATGTATTGCTAATTTACCTTACTTAAAATATTCAGATTATGATGCATTTATTTTTATTGGTACATCAAGAGCTATAAATTACTATCGTGGAAATTGGCAAGAAAGAAGAGTTGTTCCAGATTCTGCTACAGCAAAATTCATGATGACTATGTTTAATCTTTTAGATAAACCAAGTTTATCCATTATATTAGGTCCTGAACAATATAGTTATTCTATCAGTAATAATTATAGACCTAATCTTAATCTTGTACCATTTTATAACCATAAGCTTTTAAGACTTCTTTTAGATGAATTTAAGCTAAAAGGCTATAAGAATATCTTGGTTCATTCAAATATCGAATCAGACGGTACAATAGATTTCTCTAAAGATATTAAATATCTATTAAATCTATTTAAAGAATACAAGGAATAACTATGTTATTAGGGTTACCTAGTCAAATGGGTATTAAAGTTAATTTTGATTTGGCACAATACATTTCATTTGATTCGTCTTCTACTAAATACTATTTGCATTATTCCCCTATGCTGCAAACTTATGACCTTAAAAATGGAAATTTTCATATATGTTCAGAAGATATTACAGAATACTATAAAGACTTAAAAAATAGTATTAAAAAAGAAATTGCTAATTATTGCTTCACAGAAGACAAAATATATGTAGCTTATATAAATAAATCTATTTTTTACTCTCTTCGTGTTGGAGTATATGAACATCAAAGCAAACTCTTGAGGGAAAAATGGCAAAGTACCACACAACAGAACAATTACAAAAAATTGAACATTGGTTAAACTCATTAGCGTTCCCGTTGGAACGCTTAAAAAAGTTAGAAGAACATTGTCCAATTATTCCTGTATATATTGGTGTAGATTTTTTCACTGATAAACCAATACGAGGTATGCTAATTTGGTATAAAAAACATAATATGCACGATAGTATTCAGGTTGATATATTTACTGAAGATACTACATATTGTAAAACTTTTCCATGTGGTAGATGGACAGCAATTACTACTATTGAAGCTCTTCAAAACTTTTTTAAATATTACCAAATTACTTACGCTAATGGAGTATTAAATGATTAAAAGATTATTCAAATTCTTAGGATATGTCCCTAAAGATGAAATTACATCTTATCAAAAACAACTAGAAGATGGCGTTATCGTTATGGATAAAGCTAGAGCTGTTATAAAAGGTCTTAAAAAAAATATTAAGATTTTACAAAATACCCTTTCAGAAAGAAACAAAGAACTTCAGTCTATTATTTCTAAGTCTGAATATAAAGTTAAACAACTTAACGCTAAAAACTTACGTTTATTGCGTAAACAGGGCGAGTTCAAAGAAAAGATTAAAGAACTTATCCAACGTAATGAAGAATTAGTTCAAAACCATGCTGATTTATTTGATGATGCTTTAGAATTTAAAGACCAAGCTTATTACTACAAAGTTGTATCAGAAGCTGCATTAGAAAAATTAGAGTATTTATGCTTTGGTTCAATTCTACCAAAAGCTTTACGTCCATCTCATTTGGACAGATACCAACATTTATATAAACCGGTTACACCAACTTATTTTAAAGACCGTTATGGTCGTCTTGCTATTGGAGTTGAATATGGACAAAGTGAAGATTAAATACTGGGTAGAATGTATTACTGCAAATGGTATTGAATCATTTTCTACAGATGAAGAAATTCCATTAGAAGCTATTATTGCTATGGATACATCTTTGCAAACACTTATGATTGATGATACCCTAAATTCTCTCTCAAATGACGCTGTAGCGATTATTGACTCTGGAGTGGACTGTTACGTCTCTAAAGATGAAGAAAGCTCTCTAGAGCCTTCTGAAGAAGATTTTGAACCAAGATTAAAACATATTATTACTTACTACGGAGTATAAGTATGTTAGATAAGTACGACACATTTCTTCGTAATCGCTTAAAAGCAGCAAGAGGAACTGAACATGAAGATTATTGGCTCAAAGAGTACATGATTTTCGAAAGCTATTTACAGGATATCAATGATGGTATTCCTACATCTTATTATCCCCATGAGGAATTTATGAAAAACCTTAAATGTATTTTCACTAACAATGATACAGTAAGTGATGTTCTATCTTACTGTTATGATGAGTTACCTATCCTTAACTATAAAGACATTAAAGTAGGTAATAAAGACATTAGTACTATTCCATTGAACCAAACAATTACTGTAGATTACAATACACAAGACATTCTTATTGATAATGAACCAGTAACAGTAAATGGTTATAGCTTATTTACTTTAATTTCTGGCTCTATTTAATTATATTATCCAGAAAAGAAAAGAGTAAAAGAAAAGAGTCTTTATTATAGTTTGTCAAGACCCCTTGTAAACAACTTTTTAACTGGTCCGACCAGTTGGAGGATATCTTGAAAATTCCTGAAAACTTAGACGAATGGGTAGAAAAACAACTGCAAGACCCAAAAGTACTTCAACGTGAACTTCTTAAACTACAAGAAGAGAACGAAACCCTCAAAAAACGCATTAAATCACTCGTAGACGAACTTAATGGAGTTATCCCTTTAAATAGTATTACTAAACCTTTACAACCTTATATTAGCGATTCTATGCCTAGAATTCCGGTAGCTATTTTAGAACATTATAAAGACTATTGGTTATTCGATACTGAAACTAAATTATATAGTTTGTTTAAGTTTGGTGAACAAAGATTTAGAGTAACTTACAAACGTACTGGTTTATTCTCTAAAACTGAAACCAAAGAATTTACTGATTATATGGCTGCATTTAAATACTTTAGTAAGGTAACATCATGAGCTATGTAATAAGACAAGGTAAACATACTAACTTAACCAAAGCTAATAAAGCTAAAATGCGTGCTATTAAGAATACACAAGATATTATGTCTAATTATACTATTACGCTTGTAATGGCAGACCAGAATAATACTTGTAACACAGTATTCTTTCGTGATATGCCTGTAAAGATTTCTCCACAGTTAGCATGGCACTTTGAAAACACTCGTTGTAAATGGGACATAGTATGTGGTGTAATTTGCAGAGACCAATCCGGTAAACATTATATTGATTTTGTTTCCTTTGGTTCAGTAGAAGAATGTATAGTAGATGATTTATCTGAATTGGCTCTTCAAGTATGCAAACAAATGTTTGAAGAATCGCCTAAACTTCATAAACTTTGCCCTTTTTATATGGCTCGTCCACAAAGAGAATGTGAAGTACCACTTATTCTAGATACAATTCATCAACATAAAGTATTAAACCGTATTGGTACAAACTTTGAAATAAACTGTCACTGTAAAGAAATAGACTACCATACAGATGATGCATGGAATGAAGTATTGAAAACCATTAAATTTAATGAATTAGACTTGGAATTTATTGATGAAGATTAAAGTGATTTTAGTCGGTGCTTATGCACCAAATCATTCTATTTCAAATAACACTCTTGGTATCGGATATCGTAAACCTGATGGTTCATTTGTGCAGCCTTATATGTTTAAAGAAGACTTGATTAATTTTAAGGAACTTACTAAACATCAGATTATCGTCATGGGTAGAAATACTTGGGAAGCTATTGGAAGTAAACCACTTCCTGATAGAACCAATGTAGTAATTAGTCGTAATCCAGACTTTAAAGCTGAAGGTGCTAAAGTATTTCACTCTATTCAAGAAGTAGTAGATTATTTTAAAGATGCTGAACAAGTATTCTTTATTGGCGGTGCTACTATCTTAGAAGAACTTGTTAAGTATTTTCGTGTAGATGAATATATCATCACATACGTACATAACTATATGTATTATTCTGATTATTCAGATGGTTATTTAATTACATTTAGATTGTTCTTAGAGAACTATATTAAAAAATCTTCTAAATTCTTTCATGGATACAATTATATAGACAGTAAAGAATATGATTGTACAATCGCTCACTATATTCATAAGGATTCCCTATGAGACACTTTGTAACCTTTAAAAAAGGTACTACTTTATATGGTAAAGTAATGCCTTTTACTCAAATGAACCGTAACGAAATTCAAGACCGTTTGGTTCAAGAATATTCCCAAATGTGGGATAAAATCTACACTGAACCAGAAGCTTCACGTGTGCTTCCAGAAACACTTCTATGTATTGATAACTTTGTACCATTTGGTACAGAATGTCGTGATTTAAACAATAAATCAGTATCAGTAGCAAGTATTACTGATTGGTTCAAGAAAGCTAAACCTGAACCAACAGTACAAAACATTATTCAACAAACTGCTTACCACTTCGAAGAAGTAGCAGAGATGTGTGAAGCATTAGGTAACCAAAAGACAGCAGATGCTCTTATTGAGTATAAAGAAAAACTCTTATCCCTTACTGCTGCAGAATGTGAACTTTTATGGAAACGTGCAGATAAAACTGCTCTATTAGACGCTTTATGCGACCAAATTGTTACTGCAACTGGTGTAGCACAATATGCCGGCATGAATTTTGATGGAGCACTTACTGAAGTAAATAAAAGTAACTGGTCTAAGTTTGATGATAATGGTAATCCTATCATTGATTCAAACGGTAAAATCTTAAAAGGACCTAATTACTTTAAACCAGAATTGAAAAAATTTACAGGTGAAAAATGACTAAATTAGCAAAATTTATTTTAGCTCTTATGGTTGTACTTACACCATTTGGGATAGCAATGCTTATTAACTTTGCTGTTTTAAAGGCTTACTTTTTATTAATACTTGCCGGTGTATTTGTAGTACTTATTTATATGCTAATAGATTGTGGGGATTCAATTATTACATATAAAAACCAAATTAAAAAACTTGAAGCTGAAATTACTCAACTTAAAGAAGGTAACAAATGATTTATTTAATGTTATTTGGTTTAGATTTTTATAATAATCTAACCAAACTATTATCATTTTTTAGTGTTGTATCTATAATCGTTATGATTTTAGGAACAATCATCCATTTAGTTTTATATGGTGAAGCAATAACTTTAGATGATGAAGAAAAAATTAGACATAGATTTAAATTATTTAGTTCCTACATCATAAAACGAAAATGGTACATTTTATCTCTAGTTAGTATAACATTCTTGATGCCAGCAACTAAAACAGTAACTATTGCTGCTGGTTTATACGCAGGTGAACAGGTTGTAACTTATATCCAAGATTCACCATTGGCTAAAAAAGCATATCAATTAGCTGAAAAGAAAATTGATGAATTGTTAGAAGAAACCAAAACAAAAGAAGAAGGTAAAAAATGAAAGTAGAAATCTATGGTGCATCATGGTGTCAGCCATGCCAACGTTCTAAACAGTTATGTATCGAAAAAGGTTTAGAATATACCTTTAAAGATGTTACTGTTAATCCACATGACCGTACTGAATGTGAAGAACGTTTAGGTCATAAAGTGGATACTGTTCCACAAATCTTTGTAGACGGTCAATATGTAGGCGGTGCAGACGCTTTCAAGAATTATATTGGATAAATAAAGATATAAAGCCCCTAATGGGGCTTTTTATTTTTTAGGAAATTGTATGAAAAAATTAAAATTGTCTACTAGTAAACTTGCTGAGTATCAAGGATTAATCCGTCAATTACATATATCTTTTGATAGTTTACCAGATGGAGCTTATTTAGCTGTAATGGAGTCTGAGACTAGAGAATGGCTCAAAGAAAATAAGATTAAAGCAAATGCTTTAGACTTTTATTTAAAATATTCACGAGGGTAATGATATGTATCAATGGATTAAATGTAGTGATGGAATTCCACTACCGAATATACCTGTTTTAGTAGTAGATGAATTTAACAATGTTTTTGTAAGCATTTGGAGTGATTACGAGGGTTGGGATTCAATCACTAAAATTACCCATTGGATAACATTGCCTGAACCACCAGAGGAAAATTAATATGAAACCTTTTAATTTAGAAGAAGCATTAACAGGTAAGCCAGTAAGATTAAGAGCAGGGCATAAAGCTTTTGTATTGTGTAATGTTAATGATTATTTTAAAAACAACACAAAACCTGCATGTTTAGCAGGTATTCGTTCATGTACACATAATGACGATTACTACAGTATGCTTCATTGGGATTTATCAGGTAGTATTCATGGAAGTGATACCATATCTGATTATGACATCATTGAAATGTGGGAAGAACCAATCAAATTTGAAGACCTGCCTAAGCCATTTAAGCCAAAAGAAAATGAAAAATATTGGGTTATTGACCCTGATTATTCTAAACCTTTACAGTATCAAGCAATTTCCCTAAACCATTCCTCTATTTTATATGGTAACTCTTTTAGAACTGAAGCTGATGCTCAAAAATGGCTTGATTTCATGAAATCTCAAATTGAGGAATAGCTATGTCTAAATGGATTAAAGTTACAGACCGTTTGCCTGAATTAGACGATGATGGTCATAGTGAAATGGTTCTTGCTTTAGATAATAAAGGAATGCGTCACCTGAATTTTTTAAAAGATACTGGATGGTTATTACCAGCAGAAGTAATTTATTGGATGCCATTACCTGATTTACCGGAGGAAGAATAATAAAAACATTTTTAGAATTTATCATATATGATGCATTAGCTGTTTTAGCAGCAGCTTATAGTGGATATCTATTAGGATTCACTGCAGCTATAGCATATCAAACATTTAAATTCTTTATTTAAGAAATTTATATGAAAGTAGATAAAATCCATTTACAAGATGTATTTCCATCTCAAGATGGCAGTCTAAAACTTATCCTTATTGACCGTGATGGTGATAAACATATACTTCGTTATCCTAAGAGTTATGAACATGTTTATTTAAACGATATGTGTTTCTTTATGAACCAAGGATATATTGTACTTGATAATGATTGTGTTCCTGTAAACCCTATCATTCTTACAGATGATATGATTGGAAAACAAGTTCAACTTCTAAATGGTGATGTACATAAAGTTTATAAACATCCCCAAAATAATCATTATATTATTGGACGATACATATATGATTGTTTTGGTCATGGAAGGATAATGTCTATAACAAGAGACACTGTACCTTTATCCCAGCATGTATTAGGTCCTATGGAACTTAAATATGACCCTTCAATACGTTCAGCATTTAAATTAACAAGTAATTTATCAAGCTATACAAGCTATAATCGTATAAATTCAAATGCACGCATAAATTCAAATATGGGGTATACAGATTACTTAGAAGATACTCTATGAAAAAATACACAGTTATCCATAAAGACGGTAGTACAGAAATTATTAATGCAAAATCTGCAGTTAAAGATGCTATAGCAGAAGGAAACATTGTAATTGATGAAGAATTTGAAGTACTTAATCCAATATTACTTACTCCAGAAAGTGTTAATAAATTTGCAATACTTTCTTCTGGAAATACTCCATACACTATTGGTTATTGTCCTAATCTAGAAAAAAGTTACATTATTAATGGAAAACTCTTTGATTGTTTTGGACATACAAGAGGTTTACCTACTAACCCTATAGATGAAGATATTCATGTGGTTAGTATACTTCAATACCCTATTCCTAGAGATTCAATAATAAGTTTAATTAATAATTTGGATTCTTTAGATACTGTATCTCTAACCAATACTATAAATATTTTAGGTAAACTCTTAGGTACAAAATGAAATACATAATAATAGATTCACTTGGTAAAAGACGATTAGTCTTTGATGAGGAAGCTGCTCAAAAGGCTATGGATGAAGGCAAGATTGTAATAAACGATAAATTTAATATCTTAAATCCTATTATTCTTACACCTGAATGTGATGGTAAGTTTGCTGTCATTAAAGAAAATGAACCAGCAAAATTTATTAAATATCATGCCGGATGTGAACTAGATTATGAAATTGATGGAAATTTATATGACCCATTTGGTCATGCTAGATTACTGCCTACAGAAAGAACGACTATATCACCAGATTATCGAGTGAAATATGTTATTTCAGAACGTGGAACTAATTACTTTAGCAAACACGTTGTAGTAAACCTAAAAGCTTACAATAAGCTAAGGGATAATATGTTTAAACTTGCATTTAGGAAAATATATGAAAAAACCAATTTTAAAGTTACTACCTAAACCAGTAAACGGAGTTATTGGAAAATTCTTAATGGATAATACTGAATACTTTAATAACATTCGTTCACAAATGAATAGTATTCAATCAGAAACCATTAGTAAAGGAATTAGCTCTTTTCTTGATGGAGGTAATTTTAACGGATATGTAGCAGTACTTCCAGAACATCCTTTTTACGGTAAAGACTACGATAAAATTGATAATTTGCTTTATAAACACCCCGATACAAATGGTTTTTATGTTCACGGAGGTTTAACCTTCGCTAATGGGGATAAAGACTTCTGTCCAGAACTCTCTAAACACTTCCCAGATTATTGGATTTTTGGTTTTGATACTCGTCATGCTGATGATACAGCAGAGTATTGGACTGAAGAACGCACATGGGAAGAAGCCGAAAAACTCTTACAAGCAACAATTCACTATAGAAAATAAATTATGGAAAAACTTACTCTTAAACGTTTTATATTCAATGAAGTTTTATCGTTAAGACTAATTGAACAAACTAACTCACAAGGCACCATATGGACTGTTTTTGTAGATACACTTAATGATGACCAAGAAGAAGAAAACGTAGTATTCGAAGAACAAACAGCAAATAAAGATTCTGCTGAAACAGTCTTCCAAAATAAATATAACTGTTTATTAGGTTTAGTAGAATGAAAACTGCAGAACAGCAATATATAGCAATTTTAGAAGATTGTTATGAAAAGGGTATAGACGTTGTAAATGAACGTACTGGTTCAATCTGTCGTACTATTCTGAACCAAAGAATTCAATTCGATGGTAATGAGTTTCCACTTCTTACTACTCGTAAAATGTATTGGAAACAAGCTATCGGTGAAATGGTAGCTTATATTCGTGGATATAAAGACTTACGTGATTTCCATAAACTTGGTGTACACACTTGGGATGCCAATGTAGCAGCATGGGATAGTCCTTATAAACAAAGTGATTATGATGCTGGTACTATTTATGGTGCGAGTGCTTTAGCAGTAAATGTACCTTATAGAAGCATCATTGAGCAAATTAAAACTACACCACATGACCGTGGAATTATCTGGAATTTCTGGAATCCACATATCTTCCATATTGGATGTTTACGTCCGTGTATGTACTCTCATCAGTTTAGTGTACTAGACGATACTTTACATTTGACCAGTACACAAAGGTCCCTTGATATTGTACTCGGAGGGGCATTCAACCTAGTGCAATGTTGGTTTTTATTAAACATTACAGCAAAACTTACTGGTTTAAAAGTAGGTACTGTAACGTGGAATATCACTAATGCACATATCTATGGAAACCAGATTCCGTTAGTACCAATTCAATTAGAAAGACCTGTGTATATGCCACCAAAACTTACCATTAAAGATAATTTTGATACGGATGTACTTATGTTTCTATTAGACAAAGACAACTTTGAAGAATACTTCGAGTTACAGGATTATAACTACCATCCTGCTATCAAATATCCATTTACAGCATAGGGCTCTAACGAGCCCTTAAACTTAAAATATTTAACAAAGGAAATTCTATGAAAAAATTATATTCATTTCTAGCTGCTGGATTAGTAGCATTAAGCTTGACTGCTTGTGATGATTCCGAAGTTGCTACACGCAACTTAATTAAAGCAGCAGATAACTTTGAAGTTAATAGACGTATTGTGTTCTATAACGGTATTACAGATACATACATGTTAGAGATTGAAGGGCGTTGCTCTATTGATTTAAACCAAAACAATACTGCATTTAACGTTATTTGCGATGTAGGTAATGGAAATTACAAACGTCACACATTAGTTTTATCAGATAACGTAACAGCATTCGTAGAACAAATTGAACCAAATAAAGTAAGTAAAAACTTTTATAGAGTTACATTTAAGCCATCAACAATCATCCCTAACATTGATATCCGTTAATTAACTTTAATTAAGTTAAAATACGATTTTTACTTTTATAAACTTTTCAACAACGAGGTTATTATGCGTTTAACAAAACAAATGAAGAATAATTTACTTAATATTATTCAAAACAAGACTAAACATCCTTTCAAAGTTCAAGAAGATTCTATTACTAAAGAACTTCAAGAATACATTTACAAGAAAGAACCAGTATTCAAACAGTATTTAGATTTGTACGAAGAACCTCCGTTCAATAAATTTCGTGAAGGAATTCGTTTAAATGGTGACTGGTCTATTACTATTTATCTTACTGTTCCAACAGATTCATATTTACGAGACCTTATTGGGCAAGCTAAAGGTTGGGGAAGTATATTATTTCCCGTCAAAGACAAAAATCCTGACTATGTATTAGACCCTGATTTTGAACCAATCTATAACAAACTAACCCAATTAGCAAAAGATTGTGAAGAATACGATAATATATTTGATAATCTAGCTATTACTATTAATAACTGTACTACAGATACCCAATTAGCAGAAATGTATCCTGACTTCGTACAGTATTTTAATGCTGCGGATATTACAAAAGCACCAGCAACTAAATCATTACCGGCTACATTTGGTTTACCAGATGCATTAGCTAAATTTGGTTTAAATCTTTCTGGTTCAGAAAAACCTACCGAAGACTCTACCAAAGAGCCAGATAACATTGATACTTTGGTTCAACAAGATTTACAAAAACATTTAAACAAATAGATAACAAAAAAGCCCGTATGGGCTTTTTATTTATTTTCAACAAACAAGAAAAAAATTATTATGACTACATTAACCCTATCTCCAAACCAAGTAAAAGAACGTTTACGTGTATCTTTAAAAGCAAACGTACCATGTTTTATCATGGGTTCACCTTCTACTGCTAAGTCTCATACTGTTCGCACAATCTGCGAAGAAGAAGGCTTATATATGATTGACGTTCGTCTATCTCAAATGTTACCAATGGACCTTAATTAGAGGGCTTCAACAGAGTAATCTGTTGTCGAAACTCGCCTAAACGGGGAAACCCCTAACTTGCATTAAAGGAATACCTATAGTAATATAGGATTTCCGTTAATGAGAAAGAGGGCAATCCCGTGCTAAATTGTAAAATTACAAAAGAAATCTGGAAAGACACTGTAGAATTTCCTGATAGATTTGAAGTATCAAATCTAGGAAATATTCGTAACAAAAAGACAAAAGTCTTGAAAAAACAAGTCAATTCAGGTTCTTCAAAAGGATATAAAGCAATTATTGTTTCTGTAAACAATAAAGCTACTAATCATTCTGTACATAGAATGGTAGCGAAAGCTTTTATACCTAATCCAGAAGGTAAACCACAAGTGAACCATAAAAACTCTATTAGAGATGACAATAGAGTTGAAAATCTGGAATGGGTAACTGTCAGTGAAAATATTCAACATGCTATGAAACATGGTGCTATGAACCATTCTGCTGTAAAAGGTGTTAAAAAATCTAATGCACAAAGCAGATTTCATAATGTATGTTGGAGAGAAGATAAAAAACGTTGGGTAACAACTACCAAATTAAACGGTAAACGCTTAAGCCAACGATTATTTAAATCAGAAGAAGATGCTGCTAAATGGGCAGACGAATTACTTCGATTACATAATATCACTGATAGACCTTTCAATTTTATATAAATGCCTAACGACTATCCTGAAAGAATGGAGTAGGAACAAGTGTTCCGAAATGGTGAGAACCCTGTAAGCTGTATAGTTTGCAGGGTTTTGATATAGTCTGCTCTGTATAGAGATATACAGCAGTATCTTATAAATTTCCAGTAAGATACGGACAAGGATTAACGACCCTTGTTGAACACAATGTCTAGGCTTGCCTAAAGTTATGGAAATGCCTAATGGTAACGGTGAAATGGGTGCATTCAGTACCTATATTCCATTTGATACATTCCCGTTAGAAGGTTGTGAAATTCCACAAGGTTACAAAGGTTTCTGTATTTTCTTCGATGAAGCGAACCAAGCAGACAAATATGTACAAGGTGCTTTATACCGTATTGTATTAGACCGTATGGTACATACTTATAAACTTCATCCAGAAACTCGTATCGTATTAGCCGGTAACAAATTATCTGATAACGCAGTAGCTACCAAAATGTCTTCAGCATTAAAATCACGTATGACGTGGATTAATGTAGAAATCAATAAAAAAGAATTCTTACAGTTCGTAGAAGATGGTGTAGTACGTGGTGAATGGGACCCACGTGTAGCAGCATTCTTAAACTTCCGCCCAGAACTTATCAATAACTTTGACCCTAAAAAAGAAGTTGAAACTTACGCTTGTGGACGTACATGGGAATTCTTATCTAAAGAATTACAACATGGATTATTAGACTTAGGTCAAGATATTTATATTCCTGCTATTGCTGGTACTATTGGTGAATCTGCTGCTGCAGAATTCAATGGTTTCTTGCAAATCATGAATAGCTTACCAAGTTTATCTCAAATCGAAAAAGACCCATTAAATGCCCCATTACCAAGCGAAAATGGTGCTAAATATGCATTAGGTGCATTCTTAGCAGATAAAGTGAATAAACTCAATGTAGACGCTGTTGTAGACTATTTAGAACGTATTGATGAAAAAGACTTAATGGTCTTAGCATATCGTATGATTCTAGGTCGTTATCCACAATTAGCGACAAACAAAAAAGTACTTAACTCATTAAGTGCTATTCGTCATAAATTAAATAATCAACCATAGGCATTAATATGAACCAAGAAAAAGAATATGAATTTACTGAGCAGAACTGCTTAGATGACTTCAAAGAAGCGAAGTTACGTCTTATTAATAAACCACATAATGCTTTCATTGGTTCATTATTATATGACTTAGCTTTTGAACCTTCACGTGAAGTGAAGTCTGTTATGCTCGATTCCATGAACCACAGCATTAAAATCAATCCTGATTTCTTCTGTGGTATGACACATGAACAACAAGCATCAGTACTTGCCCATGAAGTATACCATTATGCACTTATGCATGATGTACGCCGTGGGCATCGTAATCCCCAACTCTATCAAAAAGCTGCAGACCAAGTAGTAAACAATTTGTTAGAACAAGGCGGATTTGAACTTCCTATGGGAGTAGAATGCGATTCTAAATATCGCAATATGAGTACTGAGCATGTTTACAATCTTATGGAACATGAACAGAAAAATAACAATAATCAGGACCAAGACCAGAACCAGAACAATAGTAATGACCCTTTAGGTAACGACTTACCACCTAATAGCGGTAATGGAGGTTCTAATAATAATAACCAGATTAACCGTATGCAACAGAACATTATGAAAGCTAATGCTTCTGAAGAATTGACAAATGGTCATGGTATGACACATGGTAATTCTGGTTCTGTATTTGAGCAGTTATTTAAAGACATCAAAGAAGGAAAACTTAGTTGGATTGAAATCCTACAAGAATTCCTTGATGATTTTGTTCAAGGTGAGCAAGATTGGTCTAACTTTAACCGACGCTATCTACAATATGATTTATTCCTGCCTGACTACAAGTCAGAGAACAAAATCTCAAAAGTAGCTGTAGCGTTTGACGTATCTGGTTCTGTTACAAAAGCTCAGATTAAAGCATTCTTAAATGAAATGAAGGTCATTAAAAACCAATTAGACCCAGAAACAATGGATGTGGTTTCTTTTAACCATGCCATTGTAGATATTTTTAAGATTGAGTCTAATGATGACTTCGATGAAGTTAAGATGAATATTGATGGCGGTACAGAGTTAGACCCTGTATTTGACCATTATATGAAACCGGAGAATCAACCAGAATTCTTGATTGTATTCTCTGATTTATATTGCGATAAACGCAAAAAGAAAACCCCATTCGAAACTATCTGGATTTGTATTGACCACCCAGATGCACAAGTAAACTTTGGTAAATTAATTCATATTACTAGCGAGGAATTAGAATCATGACCAATATTTTCAACATCATTATGAATTTGGCAAAACATTTGAACCAATCTACTGTAGATAAACTGCAAAAGAATGTAGATGCATTCTTAGACAAGCTTGGTACAAATGGTAAACCATTAAACCATTCTGAATTCTTTTTACCACATTCTGAATCACCACGTTATGCAAATGGTAACTATAAACAAGACTTTGCAGAAGTAGAATTGCTTAGTGATGAGGATTTGCAGACTGCAAAAGAATTATTCGAACTTCATCATACTTACACTACTGAAAGTGCAAAAATTTTAAAATATTTTAAAGCTACTACTATGCGAGCAATTCTCGTATTAGCCGGTGCAACAAATGAACAAGCTACACAAATCTTGTTAGACATTCTTCCTGATTTTGTAAAACAAGATTCTAATCTGCTTTCTAAATCTGGTTTAGATGATGATGAAATCAAGCAACTTCAAGCTGGTAAAATCAAGTATCATAATCTCTTTGCTAACAAAGAAGATGAAGAAAAACTATTAAATGAGCTTAAAGACCAAGAAGTCTTTGAGCTTATGGAAAAATATTATGCATTAGAACTTTTAACAAACTTCTAAAATAGGGGTACAATGTACCCTCTTTTATGGAGTATGTATGAAAAAAGTTTTATTAATGTATAAAGGGAGGCTTACTGACCGTGAGTTTAAATCTACATACCAGAAGGCAATAAAACAATATCTTGGTACAAATGTAGATATAGAGCTTATGCCAGTATATCATCCTAATGGTATGAAGAAAGTACCTAGAGCTACTCAGAAAGATTGGCTTAAAGAGGTCGAACCACTTCTTAGTGATTTTGACTATATACTGGTATCTGAACCAGAATACTTTAAGGTAATCTCAAAGCAGACTAAAGCTGAGAGTAACATTGGGCTTATCTTTGATACAGATTATGGAAACAAAGTTCTTTACTTACCTTCCTCACAAGCTGTATTTTTCAATCCTGATAAAGCTAACCAGCAAATAGACCAATGCTTATCTGCTCTTTCTGCAGATATCAATGGTAATTATTCTGAGATTGGTTCAGATATCATACACTTTGCAGCGTATCCTACAACAGTAGAGGGAATAGCAGCATGGTTAGATAAATTTAAAGAATATCCAGCCTTAACATGTGATATCGAAGCCAAATCTCTTAAAGTGACTGAAGCTGGTATTTATACTATTGGTTTCGCTTGGGATAAGCATCATGGAATATGCTTTCCAGTAGATGCTATTCCTGAGCAAAAAGAATCAGTTCGTAATCTTCTATTGGAATTCTTTGAAACATATAATGGTAAGCTTATCGTACATAAAGCAAACTACGATATTCCTGTTATAAACTACACATTATTTCAAAAAGAGGATATTACTGATGTTGAGAACCAAGTTAGAGGTCTTAATAGACTTTGTAGAAATCTTGATGACACTTTGCTTATTACTTATTTGGCTACCAACTCTTGTGCTGGGAATACTCTTGGTTTAAAAGAGTTAGCACAACCGTTTGCCGGTAATTGGGCAGTAGATGTCTCAGATGTAACCAAAGTAGATTTACAAGAGTTAATGACGTATAACCTTATTGACTGTTTATCTACTTGGTATGTTTATGAAACTTACTATCCTAAGATGGTAGAAGATGAACAAGAGCAACTCTATAAAGAGCATTTTTTACCGTACCTTAAAGACAATATACGTTGTCAGCTTAACGGTCTTCCAATAGACCTACAAGAAGTTGCAAAACTTAAAGCTGACCTTCTTGATGAACAGAAAAGACTTTTAGAGTATCTTACTTCTAGACAGGCTATTCGAAATGCAGAGTATCAAATTGCAGAGCATCTGACATACAAACGTAATGCTAAACTCAAGAAGAAACAAACTACTATTGAAGAAAACTTACAACCTTTCAACTTTAGCAGTGGAAAACATCTTATGGTACTTCTCTACGATATTATGCAATTACCCATCGTAGATTTTACGGAATCCAAGCAACCCAGTACTTCTAAAGGTACAATGGAAAAGCTTATGAACCATACAGAGAACCAAGAATATAAAGATATTCTTGTATCCCTTATGGAACTTTCAGATGTAGAAAAAATGTTAACAACATTTATTCCTACTTTTGAGCAAGCTCATGTGGATAAGTTAGGAAATGCTCATTTATTAGGTTACTTTAACCTTGCCGGAACTGTATCTGGTAGATTAAGTTCATCTAACCCGAACCTCCAGAACTTGCCTGCTACTGGTTCTAGATTCGCTAAACCAATAAAAAAATGCTTTAAATCTACTGAAGAATGGATTTATTGCGGTATCGACTTTAATGCACTAGAAGCGAGAATTGCTGCAGTCACGACAAAAGACCCAGCAAGAAAATCCGTCTATATTGATGGATATGACAGCCATTGCTTAAACGCTTCTGCTATGTTATCTAAATATATTCCTGATGTTGTAGCAGAATTAGAACAAGCTACTACAACAGAAGAAAAAGTTAGCATAGTAAATAGTATTAAAGACCGTTATAAAGACATTCGCCAAAAAGCAAAACCTTGTGGATTTTTATTACAATACGGTGGTACAAATAAAGGTTTAGAAGCTAATTTAGGATTTACACCAGAAGAAGCCAAAAATATTTATGAAGGCTACTGTAAGCTTTATGCTAAAACTATTGAATGGACTAAAGAGCACCTAGAACTAGCTAAAGTTAATGGTTATGTCGAAGTTGCTTTTGGCTTAAAAGTTCGTACACCGATACTTAAAGCTAAACCAGATTCATCATTAGCTGCATCAGAAGGAAGAACCGCAGGTAATGCACTAGGTCAAAGTTGGGGTTTACTAAATGATAGAGCTTTAAACGAAGTCATAACTAAAGTTGATGAACTTGGTTTAACTACAAGTATTTTACCTGTAGGTAAGGTACACGATTGTGGGTATTATTTAGTTAAAAATAATATAGCCTTAATTGAGATATTGAATAAATTATGTGTTCAAGCTGCTAAATGGCAAGAACATCCAGTAATTGCTGATGATGATGTACATCTATCCGGTCAGTTAGATTTATTCTATCCATCATGGGCTACCCCTATCACTTTACCTGAAGAATGCGATGAAAATTGCTTAATTGAAACAGTACAGGAACACTTGGAGGATTAAAAATTTCCAATGGGTAAACCAACAGACAAACAACTACTCAAACGCAAGGAGCAGATTGAAAATGAAATTGCTAATCTTGAAAAACGTATCTCAGGTTTAGAATGGGAACGTAGAGAGATTATCAATTATCTTAATCTAAATAAAGGAGGCTCAAATGAAAAAATTTGAAACATTTCAAGCTCTAGATGAAGCTTGGCAAACTAAATCTATGCTATTAGAAGAAGATACTCCAAGTTATCAAGTATTTTTCTGGGATACTTCCTCAGGAAAAACAGAATTCTATGCATGGTATTATGTAGATTGTGGAATGGGAGAAGTTATTAATGATATAGAAAAGCATTTCCCAAATGCATCAACAGTTTCTCTAAATTATATTCCTTTAGCTAAAAATGTTGCAGAATCAAACTAATCTGCCATTGCCTTTAGCAGTATGGTTAGCAACTGATGAATATCAGTATGCTAAATACGCAAATGAAATCAGTACTACTACCTTACTGAAGTCCCTTCGTTACATTATTGGTTCAAGAAGAGCTATGTATCCGGATGAATTTCCAGAACATCTTAGACCTGAACCAACAACAGAAATTGTTATTCCTGATATCCAAGAAAGAATTGCTTCTCGAATGGGTACAGCTATGCATAGTTCTTTAGAATATGCATGGACAAACAATTATACTGAAGCGATGAAGGAACTCGGTATCCATCAAAATACAATAGATAAAGTTGTTATTAATCCAGAAACAGTAGAACCAGACCAAATCCCTGTATACTTAGAACAACGTGGTTATAAGGAATTAGAGGGCTTTACTGTATCAGGTCAATTCGACATTATTGTAGATGGAGAATTACATGACCTTAAGACCACCAGTACCTACTCATGGACAAGTGGTTGCAATGATGAAAAGTACATCATGCAAGGTAGTATTTATCGTTGGCTCAATCCAGACCTTATTACAAAAGATACTATTACTATTAATTTTATCTTTACTGATTGGCGTAAATTAGATTCTATAACTAATCCAAATTATCCACCAGCAAAATGCTTTTATAAGCAATATAAGTTATGGTCTTTAGCTGATACTGAAGCTTGGCTCAGAAACAAACTCAAACAATTAAACAAATATTGGCATATGCCGTTAGAACGGATTCCTTGTTGTTCGGAGAAAGAATTATTCTCTAAACCAAGTACTTTCAAATACTTTAAAGCAGGGTATGCTGAAGGCAAGCGTGCTACTAAAAACTTTGATACAATGAACGAAGCTCTAGCTTATAGAGCTAAGAACGGATATCAAGGTGATGTGATTGAATTTAAACCTGACCCATTTATGTGTCCGTACTGTAACCCAAATGAAGTTGCTCAAATGATGGCTACTTCTCATACCAAAAGCTTGGGGATTGCTTAAATCCCCATCTACCTTTCAACAGAGGAAATTATGGATTATTCAAGTTTTACATATAATCCTTTAGTAGAAAGCATTGTAGAAATCCTTAGAACCAAGACTCAGAATAGTAATCCTACATTTTTCCGATTGCAGGCTAATTACTTTCTCTCTTTAGTTCCTTCAATGCTTGATATTAAAGTAGATACTCCCATTACTGGTGAAGTACCTATTAATATGTTTGCAATTTCCGTTGCTAACTCTGGTTCAGGTAAAGGTTTTTCTACTAACTTATTGGAAGAACAAATTTTAGGTGAATTCCGTGAACATTTTATGTATGAAGTATTTCCTAAATTTGCTCAAAGTAGATTAGACCTTGAAGCTATTAAACGTGCACAATACTTAGGAATCTCTCAGACAGAAGCTGAAGAAAAACTCAATAAAGAGTTTAAATCCTATGGTGCGTTTAAATTTTCATTCAGTGAAGCTACTACACCGGCTATTAAACAGTTCAGAAATAAACTTATTCTAGCTAAAGCAGGTTGTGTAAACTTACTCATTGATGAAATTGGCTTTAACTTAGATAAGAACTATGAGCCATTGATTGCATTCTTAGAACTTTATGATAAAGGTCTTATTAAAGACAAGCTTACTAAGAATACGGAAACATCTACACGCTATCAAGAACTTGTAGGAAAAACTCCAACAAACTTATTAATGTTTGGTACTCCATCTAAACTTTTAGATGGCGGTGCAATCGAAGAGAAATTCTTTGAATTACTAGAAGCAGGTTATGCTAGACGTAGCTTCTTCGCATCATCTACTAAATCCAGTACGATTACTGAATTTACACCAGAAGAATTATACCAACGCTTAACAGCAGTGAACCAAGACGCAGAAATTAAACGTATCTCTAGTCAAATGGTTCGTTTATGTCAAGCTGGTTTAATTGGTTCAGTAGTATCTGTACCTGAACCAGTAGCAATCGAATTATTGCGTTATCGTATTGATTGTGAAAATCGTGCTCAAGATATTCCTGAACATAAAGATGTTTATAGAGCTGAATTGGCACATAGATACTTTAAAGCTCTTAAACTTGCAGCAGCCTATACTTTCCTTCGTGGAAGTTTAGATATGTCTATTGATGATTTACATCAAGCTATCCGCTTTGCAGAAGACAGTGGTGAATCACTTCGTCAAATGTTAGAGCGTGAAAAACCTTATGAACGTCTTGCTAAGTTTATTGGTTCATTGGATGGTAAAGAGGTTACTCAAGTAGATTTAACTACTAACTTACCATTCTATAAAGGCTCTGTTTCAGCCAAGAATGAACTGATGAACATGGCTATTGCTTATGGCTATAAGAATAATATTCTTATTAAAAAGACATTCAGAGATGGTGTAGAACTATTTACAGGTGAAAGCTTAAAAGAAACAGACCTATCCCGAATCATTTGTGCTTACTCAGATGATTATGCAGAAGGATATGAAAATGTCGAAATTGATTGGGAAAAAGATTTTGATACACTATTACCTGAAGGTGGTTTTAACTGGACAAACCATCACACTAAGAACGGTCATCGTTCTGAAAAAGATATGGAAGAAGGTTTTAACTGCGTAGTTCTTGATGTAGATGGGGGTATTAGCCTTCAAGCAGTACAAAATCTATTAAGTGATTATGAATACATTATTCATACTACCAAGCGTCATCAAGTCCCAGATGAAAATGGTGAAACCAAAGATAGATTTCGTATTATTTTACCGACTAACTATGTACTTAAGCTAGATGCAGAAGAGTTTAAACAATTCATGGAAAACGTTGCTCAATGGTGTCCATTTGAACTAGATGAAGGTACATTCCAACGTAGTCGTAAATGGGCATGTACAACCGGTACTACTATCTATAAAAACTCAGGTCAGCTATTTGATGTATTACCGTTTATTCCTAGAACCAGTCGAGAATCTGAATACCGTAAAGCTCAGGTATCTCTACAAAACTTAACTGCTCTAGAAAGATGGTTTGCTTCTAGAATGCAAGATGGTTCCCGTAACAATACCTTTGCTAAATATGGCTTTATGCTATTAGACAATGGTTTTACACCGGATGAAATTCTAGAGAAGTTATATCAATTAAATGATAAAATAGACAACCCATTGGATGAATCTGAGATTCAATCAACGGTGTTTACTTCAATCAAAAATAGATACAAGGAAATTTAATGTCTGCATATCACATTTTAATCGCAGGCTTAACCGCAACTGGTAAAACTACCAGTTTGCGGAATCTAGCCTTAAATCACCCTAATCCTAAATCTGTAGCTTATATTTGTTGTGAAGCTGGTAAAACCCCTATTTGGGCTAAACGTTTTACTACTACAACAGATGCTATTACTCATCCAGACCAAGTAGTAGAATTCTTTGCTGCAGTAGAAGAAATGCCTAATATCGAATATTGTGTACTTGATGGCTTTAACTTCTTGATGAAAATGTTTGTTTCTGAAGTTATTGACAATATGTCCAATACACAAGTCGGTTGGGGAGATTATGCTAAGTTTATCCAGCGATTTATGCAACAAACAGTAGGTAACTCTACCAAAAAATGGATTATTCTTGCTCATAACGAAGAAGAAACTGTTATGACAGGTCCTAATACAGGTATGAAACAATATCGTGTCCCATTGCAAGGCTCAGAAGCTAAACATGGGTTTTAACAAGCCCCTTTAAATAGAAATATTTATCGAAAATCCCTTTAATTGCTGGAAAATCTGATATAAACATTATATAGTAGTCCATGTCAGACAATCAGCAGCTAAGAGGTGTTTATGCAACCTAACTATATTAAATTACCAAAAAGTCAGATAACTCAAGCACTAGTGCAAGAATATCTAGACTATGACCCAGTTACAGGAATACTTACTTGGAAAAAGAAAAATTCTAAGAAAACTGTAATAGGTTCTAGAGCAGGTACTGCTATAAAAGGTAGATGTCGTATCATGCAATTATTTGGTAATGTATTAATTGAACATCGTGTAATTTGGTTACACTACTATGGATATATGCCTAAATCACATGAACATATAGACCATATTAACCATAATGAATACGATAATAGAATACAAAATTTAAGATTAGTTTCTCAAAAAGAGAATAATAAAAACTTATCATTACGAAAAGATAATGCACTTGGTATTACTGGTATTTATAAAATAAAAACCAGACAAGGTAGAGTTAGTTATGTAGCTGAAATAAAGTCAAATAACAAACGATATTGCAAACAATCTATGGATATTAATAAGTTGATTCTTTGGAGAAAACAAATGGAAACTCAATTAGGTTTCCATACTAATCATGGGATTGCTAAACCCTAAAGTTCAACGACTAAGCACTCGAAAGAGATAGTACAGCCAAGCGGTTCTCTAAATGCGTGAGATTAAATGGAAATGGGGGATACCTTAATTACATTGTAAAAGGTAAAGATATAGTCTAATCTGCATGGTGACATGCAGCAGTTCATCAGAGAACGTATATACTCTAGTGAAGTATATAGAATATAATGTTGAAGCATGGTTTAACCATGTTATCTATACAACTAAGATTCCTACTGCTCAAGCACAAAAACTTTTAGATGAAGGTGAATTTGTTAATCCAGAGCAGTTCACTATCAGTCCACAAGAACGTAAAGCTAAATATGCTTTTGTTACCCAACAAACAGATGACTTTGCTTTAGGAAGAATTCGTTCAGATTTCGGTACATGGGATTTGAACCAAACCTACATTGATAACGATATCCAACTGGTGATGAACCATTTTGATAAACTTATTGATGCACAAAACTAAAACTACGTTAATTATTAAGGAAAAAACATGTTTAATAACTTAAAAACAAACCAAGCAGCAATGGAAGAAAAGTCTGACCGTATTGGTGGAGGGTATCAACCACTTCCATCTGGTATCTATCAAGCTGAAATTGCTTATGCATATGGTACTACTTCTAAAAGTGGTGCAATGGGTTTAGTCGTTAAATTTAACATCATTCAAGATGGTAAAGACCCATACCCATATACCACTACATTCTGGTTATCAGATAAAAAAGGTAATACTTTCTACTTAGATAAAGATGGTAATCCACATAACTTAGCCGGCTTTAACCAAGCTAACCACTTATGTGCATTAGTAGCGGGTAAAAGTGTACTAGAGATTCCTATGGAAACTCGTGTATTACAACTTTACAACTATGATGCGAAAAAAGAAGTTCCAACTGAAGTAAATGCAGCAGTTGCATTATTTGGTCAGACAGTAGCTCTTGCTATCAAATACGTTCGTGAAAACAAACGTGAAAAATCTCCATCTACTGGTGAATATGAACCAGTAAATGAAGAACGTTTTACTAACGATATTGATAAAATCTTTGGTATCTCTGATGAAGGCGAAGCTTATACTTTTGATGAAGCTGCAAATGAAATTCCATTTGAATTTGCTGAAAAATGGTTAGCTCGTTGGAAAGACAAAACTGATGATAAATTTAAAGAAGTAAAAGGTGCTTCTGCAAAAGCTGGTACTACCCGTAAATTAGGTATTGGTTGATGTATACTTTAATATCGCCTCTTAGAACCAAAGAAATGATACTGAACTTAAACCAGTATCGAAATGCTCATTTCTTTAAGCTGAACAATAGTAAAGCTTCATACAAAGCTATTATGAAAGAACAGATTAAACAGCTTCCTGAGTTTAATACAGTAAAAATTACTTATACTGTATTCTTTGGTTCAAAAAGAAAAATTGATATTTCTAATGTATGTAGTATCGTAGATAAATACTTCTGCGATGCTCTAGTAGAATTAGGTAAATTACCTGATGATAACTATGATTATATACAAGAAGTGAATTACAGATACGGCGGTATAGATAAGGATAATCCTAGAGTAGAAATTACTCTTGAATAAAATAAGCCCCTTAGAAGCGATTCTAGGGGGTTTTACTTTTCACTCAACTAAAGATACTAATTATGGAAAAAACAGCTTTAGAAACGCAAATAGGTGGCTCTCATTACAAAAAGTTTAAATACCAGTCTATTGAATTTTTTATGGATAATAATTTTAATGCTGCATTAACTTATGCAATGAAGTATGTAAGTCGTTACCCAAATAAAAATCCAGATGATTTAGATAAAGCTTTGCACTGCATTGATTTATTTGCTGAATGGGTAATTAAAAAACTTAAATACAATGAAGCTTATCCAGTAATTATCCCATCTTTTAATGAAATTTACCGTTTCACTAAACAGTTTGACCCAGTAATTTCAAATGCATTGCTTGCTATTATAGCGTGCAACTCTGACTACTTTAAATCATCATCAATAGAAGGTAGTAACTTTAAAAATCAAACACCTGATTTTAAACAACTACAATCTAATGTAGCTAATGCAAAAGCAGCAATCGAACAAGTGAGACAAATACTATGAAATTAGAATTTAAAGAACACGAACTTGAACGTGCTATTGAAGTATATCTTCAAAGCTTAATGAATAAAGTCATTAAAGTAAACGGATTTGATTTATCCGGTATGCGTAGTAAAGAAGGTTTATCTGCATTAATCGACATTGAAATCGAAGGTGAAACAGATGCTCGCGAACCTAAAGTAGATAGTCCTAATGTTAAACCTACAAATACTGCGTGGCGTGAACGTGAAGAAGACTCTGAACCAAAAGTAAAACATGAAGAACTTTCTGGTCAAGATTTAGAAGACTGGAAGAAATTCTTAGAACTACTTACTGATAATGCTCAATATAGAAATTATGATGCATTATTAGACTTAGTGGATGCTATGTCTGAGCCTTTACAACAACGTGCATCTTCACATCCATTATATGTAGAAATGTTAGAAAATACAGACAAAGCTATTCAGTCTATTGCTTCAAAACAATTATCTGAACTGGTACAGGAAGATACTAATGTAGCGATAGAAGAACCTATCCCTGAACCAGAAGTAGAGCATGCTGAAGCTATTCAAGCTGAAAATGAAGCTGCTAAATCTGTAGAAGAAGAACCTAAAGAACAACCTAAAAATTTCTTTGGTGCTCAATTAGGTGTAAAACCTTCTAATGTTGCAAATATAAATCATACTGTTGCACCTACTCGTAAACTCTTTCCGGCTAAATGATGTGTAAAAAGTTATTAACCCTAATTGCTGTTATGGGGTTTGTACTTTTTATATGTGCACCCTTAGTAGGTGTATTTGGAGTAACGCTTGGCAGTATTATTGCAGTATTGTTACTCGCTTATTTATCCGAAAAATAATAGCAATAGCCCCCTAACGGGGGCTTAACTATTTTGGAGGAACTATAGAATTTATTTTAGCCACTTTACTTAGCTTTATTGCATTAGGTTTATTCATACTGTTAATGGAAGGTTTACCTAAACCAATTCAACAGTATTTATTATTAAAAAGATATAACTTTGTTGAACCAAAGTATTTACTTAAACTTAAAGAAGCTATATTTGCTTCACCATTACCTTTACCCCTAAAGTACTCTTTTAAGTTAAATGGATGGTTCTATTATCACTATATTAAAGAATTAACTAATTATAGTGAATCATATCAAAGTATTCTTACTGATTACGATGTAGCTTTAATTCAACATTGGATTAAAACTCATAATAAACAACTTCGTAAGAAATATTCACCGCCTGTAGGACATCGACACTAGCACCCTGTTAGCGTATGCCCATAAACAAACGAAACGAAGTGGAGTGCAGTTTATAAGGGCATGCTAACTGTGGTGCTAGTACGAGATGACCGTGAAGGCATTGTAAATATATACCACTTAAAATTTCGCATTAGTTTTTCTAATGTGAACTAAGCTTCACATGAAAAAATTTCATGTTAAAAAATGAACAATTTTAGGGGTTTTAGACGTCTATACGGCTTGACAAGATAAAAAATAAAATTACACTACGAAGTATTTTTCTTTTCTCTTTTGTTGGTTTTCTCTTCTCTTTTTTAAATCAACATATAAATATTAATAAGGGTTTTATGAAACTTTCTATTAATCATATCTTACCCCATACTTACTTATCTTTTACTAAAGAAGACTTTAATACAGAAGATTTTATTTATGTATTAGATTTAGTAACCAGTAAGTCTCTCTATACTTGTGAAGTAAATGTAATAGATATTATTGGAGCTATAAAAGAATGTATTTCTAATCCAGAAGTAATTCTTATAGTAGTCAAAGTAACAAATGTTAGAAACATTGAAGTTATAGGTATAACCAATATAAAGGAATAGAATATTTTTAAAGGGGTTATTGACCCTTTTATAAAGTGTTTTATAATGCACATGTCGAAAGACAAAATGTTTCATTCCATAATGAAAAATTAACGAAAGTTAAGTTGTTGTTGAAAGTCCAGTTGCTAGTCTGGTTAAAACTAGCACTTTTTATAGTAGACACTGGATATTATCCTCTTGACTCTAATAAGCAGATGCCTGCTCATCGCATCCAGTGTCTACTATAAAGGGTAACACATTAAATTAATCTGAGTGAAATGAGAGGGAAGTTATCTTCCATTTATCGTGTTACTCTTTCTTATTAAGGAAATCATATGACGCATTCTAGACTTCAAAATTACAACGCTACTCTAGGTAAACTTATACTTGAAGATTATCTTACTCCTTTAAATTTAACTATAGGGGATTTAGCTAAAGCTTTAAATGTTCATCGAAACACAGTAAGTGCACTTCTAAATGGTAAAGCATCTTTAACAACAGGTATGGCAATAAAGTTAAGCAAAGTTTTAAGCGTTAGTCCAGAATTTTTATTAACTTTTCAAGTAATGCAAGATATTCGTCAATTAAAAAACAATAAAGTATTTCAAGAAGAGTTAGATAACATTGAACCATTAATTAAAAAATAATACTCCGTTAGTCTAATGGAAAGGCACCGGTCTTCTAAACCGGCAATTAATGTAGGTTCGAATCCTACACGGAGTGCCATATTGTTCGTCATAGTTTGAGTCTATTTTTATCGTTAAAATAAATGCAAACGATGATTCATTTGAGGTAGCTCGCTTAGCTGCGTAAGCCCTCCAAGGTTGGTCTGAAGCCTTGTTACCGAATTTCAGCCTTGTTTAGACTTTCGCAGGGATTGTTAGTAAAGTCACCATCCTAATATGTATTTAGGTATATATCAGGATGGTTTATACCATCAGTTGGTAATATTTAAATTTCTTGATTCTTCATAAATCAAAGCCCTTAGTAATAGGGGCTTTTTTAGAGGTATCTCAGCCCATGCTTTTAAACTTTGTTCTCTTAGGGTAGTAGATTTACTATGAGATACCTCTCAAAAAGGATGTTTCCTTTGGTTTGGCATACTAAATTGTTTAACATAGCCACGTTAGTATGTCCTTTTTATTCTTTTTAGTGGTATACTGTCACTATACCATTAAAAGATTCGGTGTACTCTACCATGTAGGCTCGAGCTACTAAAAAGAGAATGTATCTGATACTCTTTTCACTTTGCTCCTATCAGATACATACAGTTTACTGGTTCTGTACAAAAACCAGTGCCTTTCATTAAACCAGCCATGGTTTAAATACACAAGATATAGTGGCTTTGGAAATAACGTATTTAAACTATTTTTATGGCTGGTTTAAGAAGGGTAAAACCTTCAGTTTCAGTATATTCATAAAATTTCCTTAAACTAAATACCCCTGAGAAATCAGGGGTATTTTTATTATTAAAGTAAATTATGCCAGATATACTGTTCCCATCCATCTACAATATTACTTGGAGATAATTGGTAATCTAAAGAACTATCAAATAATAGATTCTGTTCAATTACTGTCTTATCTAATAATGGATTATCAGGAATAGCTTTACCTAAACCATAAGTAGTCAAAGTTCTTAAGAAGTTTCTACGAAGATTTCTAAAGATGACTTTCTGAATAGCTAATTTATAAGATAAGAACCAAGTCAATCCTACTTTATTAGTCCAGTCAAATTCTCTACCTCTATTCATCGTATAGTTTACAAACTCATCTCGAATCACTTCCATAGCACTTGTACTTGGTACACCTTTACGTTGTGTTAAATGTTTATATAAAGCATATTTAGCAACGAAGTCACCATAGTCTAATGATTGAACCATGAAATTATGTGTAGGGCTTCCTTTACGAATAAGTGCAGCATCTACTAATTTCTTACCAATCATATCTTCTACAGAAGATTCAGCTTTACCAATACCAGTTTTATCCATTACTCGTTTGAATAATGAAAAATCTACATCTTCATCTGAAGCTATATCTAAGTTTGTTACAGAGTTGAAAATACCATTTTCTACTAATGGTCTGATTGGAGATTTAATTAATTTCTCCTTCATAACCTGAAGTTCATTAGTTAATTTAGCTCTCTCATTTGGTTGAAGCTTATGGTTCAACAATAAGAACTCTACTTGAGCAATCTTAGCAGAAGTAGCTTGATAATCTTTAGCTAACTGCAAACCTTCTTTTGTATCTGGAACAATATGTTTTGCTGGAATACCGGCAGTCCATAAGTGTAATACGTTAGAGAATAAGTTTCCGATTGGAATAAACAAGCTTCTGTTTAAGATAATATCTTTTGTAAATGAAGCTGCTTCCCCAAATCCTTTTTCTAAACCAACTGCAAGTTTAACAGGGTTATATCCTACTGTTCCTGCCATCACTTCGAATACACCACGCACAGCTTTTTGTACTGGTTCAGGAAGTCTACTTTTATCATTCCATAAATCAGATATACTTGCTTGATGGTATCCAAGAATATTTTCAATTTCACGCATATCAATCATTACACCACCAGTGCTTTCAATATACTGTTTAGTCTTCGCAGGAAGTGCATCGTAAATAGCGTTAATCTCTTCAGCCATTTTCTTAGACTTAATATCAGAACCTTTAGGTTTGTAATTACCATCAAAAGGAATGAAATATTTTCTATCTGATACTTTGTTAGCATAATGCTGTCTTAATAAATCTACTGCATGTTGATTTGAAGAAATATTTGTATCTTCTTCAATCACACGACCAAAGTAGTTACCAATCGCATCAATACCATTTTCAGTAGATGGAATAAGTTGATTTTCCAAATGTCTTGGTAAATCTACAGCAGTATCAATAATTTCACCTTTATTGTTAATCACAATTCTACGAGAAGTATCTTGTTCTAACTTATCATAGTAATTTTCATTTGCTCCAGCAGCCATTAAGATTCTCGCTGGAATAGCTTGTTTGCCTTTATTCTCTCTAAGAGCTTTAGAGTTCATAGACATCATACTAGATAAATTAGTACCCATTACTGTAGATTCAGTTAAGTTAAACATACCAGTCGTAAAACGCACAGAATCGTCCATATTCGTATGCATTACTAGATGTCCAGTAGGTAACTTATCTTTTTCCATATAACCACGTCTACGCAAATCTGAGAGCGTTTCTGTATCATTTGGTTCTACAACTTTTACATTACTCATTGGGTCTTTATGGTTCATAACAAAACCATCTTCACCTAATAAAGTATTAGGAAGTTTCTCAGCAGATTTAGCATACATAGTTTCTACAGCATCTAGCATTTCATTAAATGCTTCTGGCTCTCTAGACATAAGGTCAGCAATTTGAGCTTTATGATTTTCTTCTACATAATCCAATGCATAAATAGAAGCAAGTGTATCAATAGCTTCTTGTAATTGTGAGTCAGTATTTCCGATAAGGTTACTGATAGCACGAGTATTAGGCATAATATAGTGACTTTCTTTAATGTTAGCTGTTTTAGCTTGTTTATTTACCATTAAAGAACCAAGACCTTTAATCTGCCACATTGCAATGTTATATAAACGTTCGCCCTCTTTATCACCAAACTTAGTCATAAGTTCACCACGAATATAACCGGATACTTTAGCTTTCTCAAAGTTAGCTTTTGATGGATTAGTCAAGATATCAATAACTTCTTTATCTTGAACACCTCTAAAGTTTTTAATCTTATAAAGATTTGTAGGAAGCATTACAGCATCAATCGCTTGTTCATCTGCTTTTGTTAAGTTTTCAAACTTAGCTCTAATACCTACAGGAATAGTAGCAGCAGCTTTTTCACGAACACTCTCTAACAATGTAGAGTTCTCATTTTTCGCTTTGTACCATTGATATGTTTTAGAAGTTGAACCAACAACTAAACGTACAAGGGTACCAATCCATGTTCTACGACCTTTACCCTTTTCATAAATATTAATCCATTCATTCATAGCTTCAGTAAAGTATGAATCCATATCATCTTTATGAACACCTTGACCAGATTGCATAGCTTTAACTAGAGTTTCTACATGTTTAGAATCAGTTAAGTCACCAAGCATACGAGCTACTTGGTCCATTTTTTCTTCACGTAACTGCATAGCTTTTAATTGATTATTTGCTTGTTCTCTAGAACGATAATCTTTCATATCAAAAGCTTTAACACTATCCATAAGGATATCAGCACCTTTAGCAAAATCACTTGTAGCGAGTTGTTTAGTATATACAGAAGTATATGCTAAAGATTGTTTCACTTTATTTTTTAAAGTATTTGGTTTCGCTTTATAGAACTGTTGGAGTTTATCTCGAATATCTTCATTTGTAGCAACTAGGGCTAACATATAAGAAAGTTTATTCGGAGTACTTCTCATTGGGTTAAAGACTTTATTAAAGTCATTTCTAGATAGACCTAGTACACTTGGTTCAAGAATAGAAGATAAATCTTCTAACCATTTATAGCCAGCTTGTTCTAATGCTTTATTACCAACCATTGCAGCTTTATTTGCAGCATAAGATAGAATAAATGCATTTTCTTCATCTGGTGTTACACGAATACCTGAACTACGAAGATTAGATACAAGGTCTTGAGCTTCTGTATCATTGTAATTAAACAGCATACCGAAGTCTTTATTTGAGCTAAATTCAGCTTTTACAGCGTCTTTAATATTATCAGTAAGTTCTACTAAATGAGCTTTATGCTCTGGAGAACTACCGAATAAAGAAACTCTATTTAGTGCTTCAGGGAATGCAGTAGCATTACTATCTACTAAAAACTCTGTACGTTTTAATGCTTCATTTCGTCTTTGTGCTCTATTAGATTCCTCTGCACCTGCAAGGTAATCAATTTCAAATTTATGTGGATAACGTGCAGCTTCTGCTAATACATTCAAAGAAGTTAAAATACTAAACAATGCGGATTTACCAGCATCACTTTGTTTATTGATGCCTAATACATTAGCCATCTCGTTTGATAGAACGTTATAGTGAGCTTTTAGAGTTTCGGCAATACGTTTAGAAATACCTGATTGTTTACCTTTAAGTGTACCCATTTCTTCACCAGAAGTGAATTTAAGTTCACGTAACATATCAGCTTCAGTTAAACCATAAGATACAAATTCATGCATCACAGCTTCTTGGAATTTCAATACATCAGCTTCCAATACACCATCTATTGTTGGAAGTACATCAAATGCATATTGGAAATTAATTGCAGATGCACGAACAGGTGAGTAATTTCTATATACATCATCTACAGCACCACGAATATCACCAAGATTACCTTTGCTTAATAGATTCTCAATAGCAGTTTTACGAAGTTCTTCTACAGCATTCATTACATCTGGTTCTAATAGCATTTTCTTAGTAAACTTACGAGCATTTGCTTCAATATTTTTGATAGCTTGTTTTTCACCAAATGAAAGTCTGAATCTTTGGTTCGAGTAATAGTTCTTGAACTTATTACGTGTCATAGAGTGAACCAGTTCATGAACAGCAGTAGTGAATGAAGTTTCAGGATGTAAATAGATACCTACACCTTCTACAAATTTACCTTCAGTATTTTGCTGTAAACTATCTAAGAAATTCTTACCAGAATCTGATTTTTCATTTACGTTATAAGCTTTTTTAGCAGCTTCCACAAATTCATTTAAATCTGTATAAACTTTATCGCTAGAATTTAACGTAGATAAATATGAACCTAACTGACCTACAGCATGTGCAGTTATACCTTGAATAGTATTCACCGGAACTTTAGTTTGTAAGAAGTTTAATAATGCACCGGCAGTACCAATTTTACTTACATCAAATGTAGATACATCCATATGGAAATTCAAAGGAAGTTCTTTAGATTTCTTCTCTTTGTATTGAGTCATTTTAGCTTGAAGTTCAGTATCTTGATTAATGAATTGAGCCAAAGCATCGGACATTTTATCTTGGGTACTTACATCTTTACCTTCAATAAAGTTAGCAAAACGGGCTGCTAAACCATTACTACCTTTTAATAAGTGGAGATTATGGGCATAACCTGTATTACTTCCACCAAACTGGTTCACAATAACCGGTAAATCATTTTTCTCTAACTGACGAATAGCATAGTTATTTACAACCATTTCTTTATATTGACGTAAAGCCTTATTAAGGATTGCATCAAGAGTATTTTTTACTGTAGGTGTACCTGCTTTAGCTGAATCTGAATAAGAACTTTCAACATAAGATTGAATAGCATATAGATTTAACATTCTATATTGCATTGCAGCATCACGTTCAGCATCATCTTTAGCTTTGGTATTGTAGTACTCAGCATAAGGCACAATACGTTCATTATTTAATTTAGCTTTATTACGATATTCTAAATACTTCTGAGTATATTTATGGGTATTTCTAACTTCTTGAAGTAACTCTTTTTGTTCTTTTGGTTCTTTTAAACCAAGAGCTTTACCAACTGTTTCGTAATAAGTACTATCAGCAGATAACATTGCAATAAGCATAGATGAATATGTATTCCACATAAGTGGTTCATCTTTAAAATTACCTTCTTTATCTGTAGCAGTAAGTTCTTCAAATGTAGTTCTATTAAACATTTGAAACATAGCTTCTAATAAATTTGTATTAGAGTGAACTTCAAATGTTTCACGGTTAGCACCTACACCTACTTCATCACGAATTTGGAATTTAGCATCTAAACCATCAAATACGTTTAAGAAAGCTTTACCTACACGATTCATAGCTTTTTGAACCAAGTTCAATGTCATAGCTTCTGTAGATGGAACAGATGCAGTATTGATACTTGCACCAGCAGCAGCAAATTGAGTACCTTCATGATATACACGTACTTGGTCAGACTTAGCAGATGAACCCACTTTAGAACCAAAGTTAGAAGCTACGTTAGTAAAATTACCAATTTCAGTAGTACCATCTGTTTTAAGAAGTGTATTACCTAAATCTACTAATGAATCAATCAATTCAGCATTACTTGAGAAAGCGGTACCTACAATAGGAATATTCTTCATCTGTTTCATTAGTTGAATAACTTCACTACGAGTAATACCTACAGAACCTTGAAGTTCTGTATAACCTTTCTCTTTGTTACGTTGTTTAATATATTCAGGAAGTTTAGAAGTAAACTCATTCATAAATATATTAAATAAGCTTTGGTTCAAATTCATAGTAAATTCAATACTTCCAAAATGTTCAGAGAACTGTTCCTGAATTGCATCATTTAAGAATGTACCTAAACCATCAGTAATGATTTGGTTCACTTGATGTTTATTCTTATTAAAGTAATCTACAACACTGTCTAATTCTTTTTGTAAAGCTTTAGAATAGTTTCTTAATGTTTCTGGGTTACGAGAAACAATAACATCAGTAAACTCAGTTTTACCTTGAATTTTGTTATTCGTAAACAATGGAGATGGAATACCTAGAAGTACTGAGAATGCTCTAGCTTCTGAGAATTTAGATTGAAGTTCTTTCCAGTTATTTTCTATAGGGTTTTTAATAGTTTCATCTACTAAACCATAAACACTATCAAGAGTTTTTAATAATTCGGGTTTAAGATTAGTTAAGATTTGATTTGTAATACCAGCAACTTTACCACCATACATTGCAGGTGTAACACCAAGTTTAGCTAAACCACGACCAAATGCAGGAATGTTTCTAGCATCACGAAGAGCAGAAGTATCACCTTTTAATAATAATCTATTAATTCTATCTAAGTGATTAGAATTTACACCACCAAGCATAATGATTTGACCGTATGTATTTACATAATCAAAACCACGTTTAATAGATTCTGCAGCATCAAAGAATGCATCACCTTTATATTTTTTACCAATTACATCATTAATATTTTTACGGATTGATTCAAGTTCAGCAATCAGATTATCGCTTGCTTTAATTTTCGCATAATATGCATCAGCTTTATCTTTACCTTTACCGATAAGATTACTTAGATGAGCAGCAGCATTAGTATTACGCATATATGGAGTAAGATAATCCGCTAAAGTATGGTTACCCATCTTAGCTGAGAAAACTTTATATAATGTTCCAATATTCTCTTTAATATCTTCTTCCATAGAAGAAGCAATATGTTGGTACATATCATTTAATTGATACGTATCAAATAAAGAACGAGCACCTTCAAGCTTATCTAACTTATCAAGATTTTGAGCCAAAATATCAGATGTAATATTACCTGTACGTTTTTGAGCTTTAATATACGCCGGAGTAATAGCAGTACTAAATTGTTTAAGGATATTATAGAAACCATTAGCAATACCATCTGCTTCGAGATATAAGTGGAAGTTTAAATCTCCACGTTTGGCTTTACCGTATTGGTTATCATAACCTTCTACATTTTGATAAGTATATTGACCATATGCCATTAAAGCTTTCATTAAACGAGATGAACCAGTACCATGTTTATTATAGAACTTGTATGCCATATCAAGGTCAGGCTTATAATCTTTACCCTGTTGTTGAGCATCCCATAAAGCTTTAATCATTTCTTCATGCTGAGGAAGTTTCTCTTTAGCATCTTCAACAATGTGCTCAAAAGTTTTCTTCTCAACTTTAACACCCATAGCCTGAGCCAACGCAAGAATAAAACCTTTTGCATCGTTAGCTTGTTTACGATTACTATTGGCAAGGGTAACTAAATCATCAAATTCTCTTGGTCCTTTAGATTTATTTACTTTAAAGTTTGGTGTAATAGTACCTTGTACAGTTACATAACCATTTTCATCTTCACCAAGAGCAAACTCTACAGGATTTAACATTTCACGTACTGGTTTACTTTCTACTGGGTTTAAGTCAGAAGTAAACATGATACGACTGTTTGTTGCTAAAGTATGTAAGAAACGGAATACAGTATCTTTAAAGTTAGTAATACCTTGTGCTAAAGCCATGCCACGATAGGTATCAATTAATCTAAAGTCACGGTCAATACGTAATTGTCTTGAACGTAAAGCATCTTTAGATTCTTGTGTAATAGGTAGACTACCTACATCAACTGTAGATGGAATAGCTCCATTCAATACTTTATAGAATTCAGGTTGATTATCGTATAAGCTAAATGCATTCTCATCTGGAGTAAATGCAACAGAGTTAGCAGTCTGTAAAGCATCTTTTAATACTTCATTCTTGCCTGTAGTAAGACGAGTTTTTCCATGTGAATCTTCAACTTTAGGACCTTTAACCGGAGGTTTACCAATTTCATCTTGAAGATTAGAAACAGTTACACCATGCAATAATTCTGGTTCACCAAAGATAGCATCTGCTGCCTCACTATGAGCAGTTCTTAATAAACCTAATACTGAACCATATACTGAAGAATCGAATTTCTTATTTAAGTCCTGAGTAGCTTTAGTGTAAGCATCATTATTCATCTTATCTACTTTGCCACGAAGTAAACGAGTAGCTTCATATTCTTCGTTATTCATTAAATTTAGATTATTCCAAGTAAATCCAAAGTAGGTTTGAGTTTCAAGTTCACCTGTAGTGTTATCAGTAGTATCTACTAGATACTCTTGAACCAAACCATTATTTAACATGAAATTATATGCTTCTAAACCAAGAGAGAATTTCATTGCTTCTTCTTGGTTCATTGATGTAGCTTTGGTAGTTTTTAATCCAAGTGCATCAAATACAATTTCACCTAAATCTTTTACAAAATCACGTTTAGTACCTGATAGTGCAGAATAGTTATCTACACGAATATCATCAGCACGTTTGATTTGAGAAGAATAACTTTTACCCAGTTCTTTAGTAATGTTATATACACCATCTAAAGTTTTACCTTTTTCAGACATAAGAGTTTCTAGACTGCCATGAAAATGTCTGTTTTCTGCAGTAAGAATACCTTTAGGAATTGCAAGTGTATAAGCTTGTACTACACGTTCAGGAAGGTTAATACGAACTCTGCCTGAATCAGAATAATCAATACCAAATAAATTAGTTAAGAAGTTAAATCCTGCAAATCTAGGTAATGCATCAAGGTCAGTATTACCAGATTTAAACCCACGTCTATTATGACGGTTAAACACACCTTTTTGATTACCTTTGAAAAAGGTATAAATTTGTTTAACTACTGGAATAAGTGATTCCACAAATAAAGCATTTTCACCATGTGTAGGGTCAAATGTACCATCCGTAAGCTGTTCACCAATAACATTACGAGCTTCTCTAGCTTCGTTTGTCATATAGTTTTTAATATCAACACTTACCATAGCTTTAATAGCTTCTTCTGATAATGTAGGTGCTTGGTTTTCATTTAAACGAACATATTTATCAAAAGAGTTTTGTTCTATATCAAAACCAAATTTAATAAGGTCTTTAGCGATTTCTTCTGGAATTTGTACAGTAAGCTTATCACCTTCAACTTTAGCAAAATCATTATCAGTAGAAACGTTATAAGTAGATTTTAAAGGTACAGTAATAGGGTAAGTTTTATCTTTAGATAACTCACCGTAACGATGTTTTAGAGTCTTATTATTCATCTCTGCAAATGCATGAGCTAAATGACTCTTAAGAGTTTCATAATTACGCTCTTGAACATCTAATAATGTAGGTGTTTTAGCTTCAGAAGAATCTGCATCAGAGTAGTAAGGAAGTCCTAATAGTACTTCTGGTTCAGATTCTTTTTCTTCTTGTTTTGCATCAAGATTATTAGCAATCTCAGTAATATTTGAACCAAAACCTAAACGAGAACCTAAAGCTTCAATAGCATCTACATTTGCACGAACTTCTGCATCGAGTACAGCTTGGTCTTTTAAATAATTTTCTGGAGACTTCTGTTTAGCTTCTTTATAAACTTTAGCATCGCTTTCTAAGTTTTCTACATGAGATAACTCATGTTCAATAATAAAACGTTTTAAAGCACGTTCTACGTTACCTTCTAAGAATCTATCAGCATATTGTTGGATAAGACTATCTAAAGCTTTTTGGTCAATACCATGTTCAACTTCTAATTGGTTAAATACAATTTGTTTTTGAACAGAAGTAGGTGAGCTATCTTTACCTTGAATATAATTATCAAAGTCTTTCTTAGAAATATTATTACGTAGTCTTATAGTACGTTTACCACCTTTTGTAGTAGTAGCTGCTAATGATTCTAAAGAATCATCCATTACTAAACCAATAGTAGCAACTGATTTACCATCTTTTTGACGAAGAGATTTAATCTCAATTTCTTTTGGTTTATCTTTTGCTTCTGGTTGGTTAGTGCTATTTTGTAAATCATTCAACTCTTCAGTATTTACAGGAGTAGTTGGAAGTTTTGGAGAAACTTTAGATTTAGTATGATTGCGAGCTGTACCTTGTAATAAAGATTGAGTAATAGCATGAAAACTTTCCATATCACCCATTACCATATCACGATAACGTTTAGCAGAATCTAATGAAGTAAATTTATTCACCTCACCCGCTAAAGTTTTATATGGAGTTTTATAAGAGTAATACTCTTTTAATTTACCGGCAGCATCATCTTTCTCCATTTGATGAATCATTTCATTCAATGCAGAAAGTTTATTAACCTGAGTATTATAGAATCTTTGTAATCTACCAATAGACTGAAATTGTGTACCAGTTTTCTTAGCATTCAAGTAATCAGTTACATAATCTAATAAACCAAGTTTATAGTTTTTAGCATATGAACCGACACCTTGTGAACCAAAGAATTTTTGTAAGAAAATGTCGTCTGCTGAAAAGTCAGTAGTAGATTCAGATGGAGTCCATTTATTAATTTCTTGATGTAATACTTTAAATGGTGAATTGTCACCAAAGTCTTTACCAATAGAATGCAAGCTTTCTTGCATTTGGTTCAATAAACCTTTAATACCATTAAGCTTTTCATGTGTACTAGCTTTGGTATCTTTTAAAGTTTGAATAGCAGTAAGAGCATCACCATAACGTTTATATGCTTCTTCTTCTGTAATCTTGCCATCTTTTAAATCTTTGTCGATTTGTTTGAAATGGTTTGATACAGAGTTATATACCTCTGGATAATCTTCCTTGTTTTTACCATCAAGAAATGAAACTTCTTTAGGCATATCTTTGATAGTTTCGGATGCTTCATTTAAATCAGGTGAAAGCATCGCATATAACGGAGATTTAATAAGTTTTTGGAAACCTTCATCTTTTGTAGAAATTTCGGTTACTTTATTAATAGCAGCTTGTCTTTGTTCATCTGTAGCATCAGGGTCAGCATTTACTGCATGCATTTTACCAATAGCAGTGTAAAGTTCATTATTATAGTCTGCTAAATCTTTTATAGCACCTGAACCCACTTCTACTTGGAATTGTTCGTATGCATTATTTAATGCAGTATAGGCTTCTATTTCTTCTTGAGAGAGTTTATCTGGATTCTCTAGAGCTTTACGTGCATTAGCATAACCTTGATATAAAGCATGAATAGTCTGTGTATAATTTTCTTTACCATGACTATCAATTACTTCTTTTAAGACAGAACTTGAGTTAGCTAATTTATCAATAGCACTCTTATACGCTGAACCAAGATTAGATTCATCAAAGTCTTTACCAAGTACACCTTTTTGACCAGCAACAGTATTACCATCTTTATCTTTATAAGATGATGTGCCAAATAAAGATTGGTTCTCTTGTGCTTCAGCTTCTACTTGTTTAGCTTGCATTTTAGCAGTAGATTTCTCTGCAGCTTGTGCAATTTTATCTCCAGCTACTTTTGCTAATTTTTTAGCACCAGCTCCAACAAGTTCAGGGCTATTCGTTAAAGTAGTTGTAGCACCACCAGTGATTGCGCCATATAAACCAGATGATAATACACCACGAGATTCATCTACAGCTTTATAACCTAATGCATTGTTAATTGCTAAGTTAGAGAACAGTTTAGATGAAGCTTCTTCACCAAACTCTTGTGCAGCATTTGAACCAACAGAAATACCAAATGATTTAGCACGTTCTTTAATTGTTGCTAAAGATTTACCTTTAAATAATCTATCAAATAGTTTACGTTCAGCATTAGAGAATGCAGCACCTAATGTAGCAGATGAAAAGAATGAACGTAGCATAGCTTCTTCACCAGCTCTATTTGCTAATACTTGTTTAGCATCTTCTACAGTAATATCTGGATTTTCTTTCTCTAATTCTTTAAAACCTTTAGATTCTTTAAATGATTTATCATCTTGGTTCAAGATAAATGAAGCTGCATCACTATAAGCGGGCACACTATTTTGAGCACCAGAGCTTACAGTTTCCCATCCAGTAATAATCTTACCGGAATGTTTTTGAGATTTACGAGTAAATACTGCATCAATATTTTTCTTCGTTGCTTCCTGAGCTTTAGCAAATTCTGGAGTAGCTTTAATAGCATCTTCAGTAAGGTCAGATTTAGCTTTTTGTTCCGCAACATAACGAGCTTCTTTCTTAGCAAGATTATTTTCAATCTTATCTTTTGCTAAAGATTTCGCTACAGCTTTTGTACCAGAAGTTACACCTTTTGCTACACCAAGAGTTGCAATAGTACTTGGAACTTCTTGTGCAATTTCTTTGGTAACTTGATAACCATCTGATAATACATCTTTAACTTTAGATAATTCTCTACCAACAGTATCTTGATTAACTTCTGAACCACGAAGACCATTAATTTTTTGTTGAGCAATTTTCTTATCGTATTCCCAATCAGTAAGCTCTTGTCTTGCAGCAGTAGATTCATCAGATAAACGAGCAGCAGTATTTCTGTATTCATCACTAAGATTATTTAATTTATTAGATAAGCCTTCTGTAATAGCTTTAGTCTTCTCACTTTCAGATGAACCAGTGAGAGATTTAGCAGTGTAATTAGCCCAGTCTAATAAAGCAGCTTCTTCACCTGCTGCACCTAAACCAACAGAGGCTAAGTTACCAAATACAGATGCAGCACTATCACTGTACAAACCAGTTTTAGCTAATTGATTTGCAGCATAACCTTGTTGGCTTAGAATATAATCTCTAAGTTCTGGTTTACCTGCATATAACTCAATAACTTCATTACGACTTAAGTTATGAATAGCATTTTCTAAATCTTCATCAAAGAAACTAACTTTATTTAATGGGTCAGATTTAGAAGCAATATGATTCTGAATACGTTCTAAACTATCTTTGTTTTTAATTTCAGTTTGAATCTGTCTATTCTGATTAACCTGATTTTCATCTGCACCAGACGCAATAAGAAGCTCATCACGCTTCTGAGCATCTTGAGCTAACTTATCCCCTAAGATAGCTTTATTTCTTTCTGTAGCTTCTTCTAAGGATGATTTACGTTGCTCATACGCAGTAGGTGCTGTTGGAGTAATAGCTCTTTGTTTTGCAATACCGATATTTGTCCAAGAATTACTATCAAATTGAACAGGCTCGTAAGCCTGCTCTCTTTCATCAATCGCATCTGACGTATCAGTAATGCTCCCCATATTATTCCAGTTAATAAATCCAGCCATAAGCTTCTCCATTAATTAATAGATTTGAGTTTAGATTCAAGGTCTGAAGTTAGTAAATCTTTATCTTTCAGTTCTTTACGTAATCTATCTGCTTCTTTCTTTAATGTAGCAGTATTTACTTTACTTTGAATCAATGTTTTAAGTTTTTCCGCAGGTAATTCTAACAGAGTATTTCGGATTTTATCTAACTCTTTTTCATCTAAATCAGTAGGAACTTTATTACCTAAAGCCACATAAGCTTTAATTTGAGTAGCAGTATCTAAAGTACCCTCTTCCAATAAAGCTTTTAATGTATCTGCAGGGAACCTTTCTGTAGCATCATTGATAGCAGTATTAGTACTAGCAATATCAGCTTTCTGTTTTAAATCTTCTACTGCTTGTTTAGCTTTAACTTCAGAATCTACTTTACGATTAATGGCATGTTTAGATTCTACATACTCTTTCCCATAAGCATTACGGTCAGATGCATCAATAGAAGCTGCTTGACCAATAGGAATTAACATGTCTAATCCATTAACTTTATTGTCATTTACTTTAGTAACATCTTCTACTTGACGGCGAAGTTCTTGAAGAAGCGAAGGGTCTTTATCTACATTTCGAATTAAATCATCAATAGCACCATATTCATTAACTTCAAACGGATTAAGTATACCTTTAGCTTCACGAGTACCATTTGATGTAACACTATTGATAATACGCATTACTTCTTTTGGTTCAAATCTATCTAAAAGCTTAACTGCACGTTCTTGTAAATCGTTACCGTCAAACCAACCTTGTTTAGCATATTTATCTTGTTTAAGGGCTTCAATAACATCCTCTTTAGTTTGATATTTAGCATCATCTTTTGAATATTCACTATCAGTTAGAGCATACTTAAAAATATTTCTTACTGGGTTAATATCATTTGGATTATTAGTATGCTTGATACCAAAGACATCATTTAAAGCTACTTGATGTTCTTGGTTAAGGGCTTCTTTACGTGAAGCCATTTTTCTTTTCCAATCTGCTAAACCTACTTGTGTTGTAGGAAGAGTAATAGGTTGAATATTACTACCGGTTTGTCTATTAAAAGCTTTAATTCTATCATTCAGATGAGCTTCTAATAATGCTAGATTTTTCTTACCATCTGCAGAATTTATATCAATATCACCATTAATTAACTTATTATATGTAGGCTGTAATGCTGGAGGAATAGTACTTCCAGTACGTTCAGCAAAGCCAGCATCAGCAAGATTTTCTTTAAACTCACCTTCTGTTTTTGGTTTAGTAGCTTGTGCTTTAGGATTTGTAGCTAATTGAGCTGCACGTTCTGCAACACTTGTTACACTATTAGGAACTTCTTGGTTCAAAGCTTGTTGAGCTGATACAGCTTCTTGAGTAGGTTGTACTGAAGCTGTTAGTTCAGTTGAACCAGAACCAGTAGATGGGGCAATATCAGTAGGAAGCTTTGGTGCATATTTACCACCATTAACAATTTTACTTGAACCAAACATATCAAGTTGAGATTGTAATAGATTAGTAGTTTGACCTAATGCTTCAACATTACCTAGTAATTTAAGGTAAGTAGGGTCTTTCGCTAAAAGAGCTTTTGATACTTCAGTTTTACCATTATTAGCGTAAAAGTCATTTTCATATTTTTGAACTTCAGCCTGTGCTTTTTGGAATTCAAGTTGTGAATTAGCAAATTTACCGGCAGTATCTGCATACTTAAGGTTAAAGTCTTTATTATTCTCTTGAGCTTTGTAAACACTATTTACTAAATCAGATTTTTGTTTATTACTAAAGTTACTACTATTTAGTTTAGCTTGAGCACCTTCAACATTACCAGTAAGAATATCATTCTGAATCTTAGACATAAGTGCTTTTTGTTCTGGTGAATAGTCTAATAAACTATCTTTAGCAGATACACGTTTTTCAGTATCAGTTGCCCATGTAGCTTTTGCTTCATTTAATGCAGCTAAATCTACTTGACCACCAAATTGATTAAGAGCATTTTGAGCATTACCAATTCCTTGTGCTTGTAATTGGTTCATTGCATCTAAACTATCTGCATCATGCATTTTGCTAATAATTTGTTGTGTATTCTGATTACGATTCCATTTTGCAGTTTCATCAGAACGTTTTTGCAATTTATCAGTAAAATCTTCTACATTTGAACCAATACCAAAAAGAGTTCTAACATAGTTATTCACTGCATTATTTGCATTTGATACTGCACCATTTAAAGCAGAACCGTCTACATTTGACCATTTAATCTCAGCCATATTAACCTCTATTATTTAAATATTTAGCCCATCCACCAAGTTGAGCTTCTCTACCTCTAACGTTTGCATATACTTCGTTAGCTTTATTACGCCATAGATTAGCAAACTCAGTAGCACTCATACCGGCTCTACCGCCATTGGCTTCAATAACATTTTTGTTAATCCAAGATACATCTTTATTCTTCCATTGAGAAGTTTTCTTTAAAGCTTCTGCAGCAGATAAGTTAGGATTTTTTAATAAAGCTGTAGCTCCACCTAAACCTTGTTGATGGAATAAATAAGCATTTCCTACATCAAATGTAATACCTTGTTTACGAGCATAAGCTTCATTTGCTTTATATAATTTTAAAGCTTCACGAGTATTATATTCTGGGTCAGCCCATCTACTGTGTTGAGTTTTACTAATTTGATGTAAACCACCATAAGCATTATTTGCTGCATTAGGGTTAAATTTAGATTCTATATATGCCATCGACAATAAAGTATTAGGGTCTACACCTTGAGCTTGAGCTTCCCTAACAATTAATGGAGCATATTTACTAAAATTTTCCCCGTATAATGCAGAGTATCTCTCTTTGTTTGGGGTACCTGCTACTACATTAGAAATGGATGAAGCTATAGATGAAGGTGATACCTCTTGTGTAGAATGAGATAATACATCTTGTTTATTTTCTGCAAGAGCACCTAATGCACTTGTTTGTTCTGTTGGTTCGATATCCAATGCAGATAAAGCAGCATTATTTTTTGCTGTATAATATTCTTCAGGGGTAACAAATCTACCCCCGAAACCTTGTGTAATATCTATTTGTTGTGGAGCAAGTTGTTTAGCTTGAGCTAAAGCTGTTTCCATAACTGAACCAAATCCACCTTCAATAGGTTTCCACTCAATTGCCATTAGTAAGTTTCCTCTGCTTTTCTTGCATCGTATTCACGACCTAATGTACGTTTAGCTGAACCAGACATACCAACAAATCCTCTGCCTGATTGTTGATTTCTGAGACTATTATTAAATGATTTAGCTTGCATTTTATAGTTAGCTCTTTGTAAAGCTTTTTGTTCTTCAAATGCTTGTTGAGCTAGTTTAGTTTGTTTATGTTGTTGATATGCACCCCATAAACCTAAACCTAAGTTAGCACCAAAACCAGCCCATTGTAGACCAGTACCACCAGCAAATGTTTTATTACCGAATTGGTCAGTACCTGACCCACCAAATAATCCACCACTATTAGTACCATTACCATTCATAGCTGCTTGTACTTGAGAACGTGCATTCATATCACCATTTTTAATTACATTACCATTATTAAATTGGAAAGTACCATTTTGGAATAACTGGTTCTGTAGTTGTGGATTGTTTTGTAGGTACTTAACTTCATCTGCTGTCCAGCCATACTTAGATTGTAAATCACTAAAAATTGGTGAATTAGATTGAAAACCATAAGTTTGAGTATCACCCCAAAGACCAAATCCATTACTAGGATTTCTACCAATATAGTTATTAAATGCTAGATTATTAGCATCTGTACTATTCCATACAATAGGAACTGCCATATAAACCTCTACACTATTTTATAAGGATTAGCGAAACTAAAGTCAGGTGTCATTGCTACATCTGTAGTAGCAGGGTCTACGTTTAGTTTCATGTTAATAAAATTAGATAAATAATCGAACGATGCCGAGTAAGTATCCGGTGTTGTATTTGATGCTAAGAATGAAGTTGGGTCATACATTCTGTATCTTAACCGTTGTGCTTCTAACACTGCCTTAACATCATAAGATGCATTCTTAATTGTTTCCTGTAGTTCCTCTAATTCACGTTGTGCTGCATTATATCTTGCAGTCTCTTCTTCAGATTGTACTTGGATATTTGCTAATTTTTTAGCATTTTCTGAATTATAAGTTTCTAACCCAGCTTGAGTAAGCATACTTAATGCTTCAAATGAACTCATATTAGTTAATTGGGTTAATCCACTTGTAATGCCTTCTTTAACACTTTGTGCTACAGATTCTGCAGTAAGTTTTGTAGCGGATTCTCCAAGATTCTTGAGAGTATTTAGTACATTATTAAATGATTCTTTTACTGATTGTATGAATGAATCAATAATAGTCTGACTAGATGTTTTTACAACTTCTGCACTAGCTTGAGTAGCAGTTTGTTTACCTACTTCTGAACCATAAGGCATAGCAGATTGATTATTACCTATCTGACCCCCAAGATATGAAGCAGCAATCAGAATAATTACAGCTATAATAAGTGCAATAATACCTCGTAAACCAATAGCTTTTAATAATGGCATTAGTGCATATTTAAATACTAAAGAAGTAATAATAGATATCACAACTGCTCGAATTAAAGTTTGAATTGCTACGTTTGCTGCAGCAGCACCGGCAGCAGATGAACCACCAGAAGGTGCTGCAAAAATTGTACCAACTACTGCAATAATTGCTTGAACCACATGCAATACAACTCTAACCCATTTGGCTTTACCTTTACTCTCTGTATGAGTAAAACCATATAACAATGGAATACGTTGTGACATACGTTCAAGTTCTGCACCACCAATCCTACGAATAATATTATAGTCTACCGGCATTACACCAAAATGAGACATACGGGTAATATAATAATGTCTTTTGCTGATACGATGTTTCATGTCATAAGTAGCATTAAAACCTTTCTTCTTAGGAATATATTTATTATGATTTCTAGCATACTGTAAACTTAAATCAAACCATGCAGTAGCCCAGTGAATCTTCTTAATCATTTTAGAGTAAAAACATAAACCAGCTACAGCGTAAACTTCAAGTTTACCATTGTTACCTTCTTTACAGAAGAATGTATAATTGAAGTCTTTAAATACAGTACCAATATCTAAATCTCTATCAAATGTCCCAGAAGTAGTATATTTCTGCCCACCAATGTTATGTTCAGTACCATTCTTAGAAGTATGATATATATCTGCTGCAAATTCTTTTGGGGGTTCGATAATGGATTTAAGTTCATCAATACTATTTACTGTAATTGGTTTACCTCGTTTAATTTCTTTTAATCTACGATAACGTTTAATCTTACGAAGTGAACCATCTAATTCAATCTTACGGATATACATCCATGACATACCACCATAATCTAAACCTGATTGGTTTCTCCATGTAAAATGTTTCATAGGAAGGTCATAGAGACTACTTGAATTAGCTACTGCTACATTCCATTCAGCAAAGTCTCTTTCTTCACCATAAAGCTTATATAAACGTTTAAACATATAGAACCAATAAGCTTGAATCTCTGCAATATTAGATGAAAAATTTACAGAACACATAATAGAACGCTGTCTAGTATTTGTTGTACCATTTTGATAATTACTATCAGCAATCATGCTAGATGCAATCGCTTCATAATCTATACCAATCATTTCAGCAAGATTATCTATATGTCTCTTAGTAGCACTTTCAGTCAAATCTTTAGCAGGGTTATAAAGCTTATTAAACTTCACTTTACGTTTTTGTGAAAGGTATCTATCTAAACGTCTTTGCAAAGCTCTAAGTGTATATTGCTGACCATTATAGGTATAAAGTTTAGAGCTATCTCGTCTATCTGATTTTTTATCTTTAGACTTTAATCTAGGATTAGATTGGTTTGGTTCATGTTCTTCTTGATAATTTCTATTTTCAGATTGTTTCTTTAAAGCTTCATCAATAATACGTTGAAGTTTTACAATCTCGTCATCTGGACCAAGTTTAGGAACTAACCATGTCTCATCCCATGCATCTTCACCAAAGTCTTTTAGAGGAAGGTATGGGTATAGTTTAAATACATGTGGGTCAGTAGATGAAGACAATTCACCTGCAGAAATTCTTGATGGGTCTTTTTGTTTATCCATAAAAAATTTTAATGCTGGTGAATTTGTTTTACCGGATTCAGTCATATAAGCAAAATTTTCTTTGTTATATGTAATCTCATAAGTCTCTGTAGTAATAGTATAGTGATACACTGGATAACTATCTTCACCTTGTGTACGATGAGATATTCTATGTAACTCTACATATTTACGATAAACTTTTCGGGTGTAATTAATTTTAATTTGAGACTCTTTTTCTTGTTCTTTATCCAGTTCTTCTTCAGTTTTATCATCTAAGTTTAAATAACCATGTTCGCTATCACCAAATGGATTAAATTCTTCTGCCCACTCTTTTAAAAATACTTTCTTATTTAAGTTAGTAGAATACCCTTTAGGAACGTCATCATCATAATAAGTTTCATAAGACGTAGAAGTAGATTTATATTCTGGTTCAGAATAATCCCAATAAACTACCCCGATGCTGGGTTCAGGTAAGTCAAGTAAGTACAAATATTCTCTGGGTTCAGCTACAGTTCTTAATACTGTTACACCTTTATCAGTTTTATTTACAGCAGTAGTTTCATATTGTTTACCATTATAAGTATCATTAAATTCATCAATGCCATAAATGTCTTTTATTTTCTGATTCAAGTAAGGTCCAAGCTTATGGTAATCAGGTGTAGTAGAAGCAATATAAGTATAAGGTTTAGAACTTGGAATAAAAATCTTACCCATTTTTTTATCTAGCTTTGTACCAGCAGTATTGCCGGTTAAAGTTTTTAAATTCCAGTTCCAAAATCTATTACCAAATCTTGCACGAGCATACTGGTAATATCTTCTAAGATGTACACCTCTACCTTGTTGTAAAGCTTCTACAACACTTGAACCAATATCGTCACCCTTTGCTACGGCTGCTGCTGCATAAGTAGCAATAGGGTCTGACATATAGTTACCATTGATTTCATCAGAATACTGAGTGAAATAATGATAATATCTTGTACTGCCTAACCCCATTAGTTACTCCTATCTATGGTTATTTGCTGATGTTTTGGTTGCAACTTTAGCATCCATTTCATCATCAGTAATATAGTCTGCATAACCATCAGGCATTGCAAATGTATCAATAGGCATATTAAACATCTTATGAGCACCCCAAGACATAAGTCTATCAATACCAAGTGCAGAGTAAGATGATGGAGCCATTGTAGCAATATCTGCTGTTTTCTTCGCAGCCCAACCTGATTGTGCTTGGTTCATAAACTTAATGAAACCATCTCGTTCAAATCCTACAGCTTGTGCTTTATTTACAGCAATTTGAGCACCAAGTACACCACCAATAGGTTTACCATCAATTTGGTCATTATACTGAGCTTTAGCAGCTTTAATCTGTTCTTTTAATGCCGCAAGTTGAGCATATGCTGCTGCAGTTTGTGCTTTAACCAATGCCAAACCTTCTTTCTCTTTTTCGAGTTGTTGTGCTTGGAGTTTAATAGCTGCTTTAGCTTGTACTTTTTGAACATCCGCTAACATCACCTGTTTGAGTTGTAACTGAGTTTGAGCATCTGTAAGTTTAGTATCTTCCACAAGTTTATTATTAGTAAGAGCTTGTTGGTCAAGTTGTAAAGTCTGTAATTGAGTAGCAATACCAGATTGTTTAACTTGTTCTTGAAGAATATAAGCTTGTTCTTTCAGATGTTCATTTTGGATTCTTTGTGCATCAGTTTGAGCCAAGACTAAATCAGTTTGGGCTTGAATTTGTGGATATTTTTCTTTTTCAATTTCAGTTTGTACTTTTAATAATTCTAGCTGTTTAAGCTGGGTTTCTAACTGAGCATATTGTAAACGTAACTGAATAGGTAGCATAAGCATTTGAGCTTTAGCTTGTAATACTGCTACTGCTGCCTGTACAGCTTGAATTTTCATTGCATATGATTGGTTCAAGATATTAGCTTTTTCTAGTGCATATTGAGCAGAAGTTTGTAAGCCTTGAACCAATAGAGTAGAGTATACGTTTGCTACTTCACCTTTAGAAATTAGATTTCTATTGGTCATCATTTCTAACTGGTTCATAACACTTGAACCAATGAAATCAAATATACCAGTACCATCTACTTCTCTTGTAGTGAGGTCTTCATTTGATACTTGAACCAATGGAATATTAAGGTCTTCTAAACCAAGTTTATCTAACTCATCTAGAATCTTTTTAAGTTCATCATTTTCAGGCGTAACATCTAAGTTAAGTTGTTTGAAAGGAGCATTTAGATAAGCGGATAAATCAGCATAATCTTCAATAGTACGAAGAGGATATTTATCACGATAATCCGTAATAGCTTTCTGTAACTTAGGGTGAAGTAAATTAAAGATTTCAGTTTGTTTATAAGCATCTGATAAAAATTGAATCAGAAGGTGAGCATCAGGAACTTTATCAATCTCATCAGCAATCTTATTTACTTCTTCAACTGTTTTCCATTTATACTTTGTACCATCTTCTGGGTCAAAACCTAAGTTTTTTACACCTTCAGGAATATTGATGTTTGGTACACATAACCAGATATTTTCACATGCTTGTGCAGATGTAGCAAAACTAGAATTACCATCTACTACTCTGTCAAATTCATATCCTGCACCAATATGGTTACCATCTGCATCAAATGGTTTAACAGCCTTAGCACCTGCCATATTGATAAATCTATCAACTACAGCATCACCTCTAAGACTGTCATTTGCAAATTCAGATACATCATATTGTTTACCAATACCGGTAATAGGTGTACCTAAAAATCTATTAAGGTCTGTCATATATTCTCCATTAAAAAAGCCTAGCTAATTTTAAACTAACTAGGCTATTGTTACTAATCGCTTTCAGATTGTCCAGTATTGTTTACTGCTTGTTGTTCTGCTAATGCTTTTAACTCTTCATCAGTTAATGGCGGAAGCTCTACAATTTGGAAACAAGGTAAATATTTTGGTTTGGACATATTATCAATATGCTGACGTAAACGAGGATGACGTTCTGATTTACGATGAGCATATTTCATAGATTTTAACACTTCTACAAGAATTCGTTCTGCATGCCATATAGGTGCATTTAAAGGAATTACACGTCTGATAGGAGAGAAGTTAGCATTACCAGCAGTTACTGTAATAGCAGTCCAATCTTGTTTACTTGGGTCAAGTACATGAATTTGGAATCTTACTAAAGCAGTAGCTTTATCAATATTCTGTAACACTTCTGGTGCTAATTTCTCTAAACTTTGACGACCTCTTGTACCACCTGAATTTGCAGCTTCTTGTTCTGCAATACGTGCTTGTACTAGCTCTTTTAGTTTAGCTGTAGGGATATTGTTAGCATATGATACCCCACGGATATTTGCCTGCTCTTTCCAATAATCACGTTCATTAATTTCTGTATCTTCTGTAGATACGTTTAAATTTGTTTGTTCAATAGACATATATTATTCCTTCTATTCTGTTCTTCTAGGAAATAAGGGGTTCTGGTGAACCCCTATAAATTATACCAATGAATTACATTGGAGCTACAGTTTTGATAACACCGATACGTTCTGGACGTTTGAACATGATACCGTACCACCATTTAATAGATACGAAACCAATTTCACCGTATGGGTCTAATAAGCTGTAAGATTGATTTGGTTTTTGGTGATGGATTTGGAATTTGTTATTCACACCATTTGAACCATCAAATGAGATACAAGTAAATGCATCAGTACCGATACATAATGCTGGGTAAATATTGTATTTACCATTTTCTTGTGCAAGACCAAATTGTGGGTCTGCATCAGCACCTGCACCTGCCCAACCTAACATACCTTCTACATAAACTACACGGAATTTGTCGATGATACCAACTTCATCTTCCATAAGTTTAGAGATACCTGCACCATACTGGTGAGCATGGATAAATGCTGGATTACCGAAGTGGTCTTTCATTTGTTCTAAGATATTAAGAACTTCAGGACCTACGAATAATGTACGGTAAGTAGTTGCAGTACGAGTATCTAAGTTAGTTGAACCAAAGATATATTTGGTTTCACGTGGAGTTTGGTTATCATCTAATGCACGAGATAAACGGCGAATTGCTTGATAAGAAATTAATGCAGTTTGGTCCATAGTGTCATCAGAGATTGCATTACCTGAATATACGATAGTACCTGCACCGTTTAATAAGTCAGCTTGTAAGCAGTCTTCAGTTAATTGTTCTGCTGCTTCCATAGCTTTTTGGTACATACGTGAAACAATTTGTGGGTCTGAATCAAAGTTTTCTAAATCTTGTGAATATTCGAAGAAGAAACCAAATTTGTTAAATGTACCTTCAGTCCATGCACGTGAAAAACCAACACGGTTTACACGACCGCCTTCTTCAGTTAATACCGGTAATGCACCTAAGATTTTACCAATATCTTTAGAAGAACCATAGAAATTACCGTTACGGATATGTACACCACGAGCATCAATACCTTGGTCGTTTAAGTTAGCATCATGAAGTAAAGGAATATCTACTTCAGCACGGATACGCTGACCCATATTTTTAGGCATAGCGATAGTATCCGCCATTTTAGAAAATTTACGTTTTTTTGCTAATGCTGGAATGATTTTCTTTGTATAGAAAATACGTTCATATTGTTGTGAACCAACAGAAGATTGTACTGGAGTACCACGTAGACCTTGTGGGTCATTGTATAAGTTAGCACGTGGTGAACCAATACTTGGAGCATGGGCATTAGCCATAGTATTTACATCTGCTTGTGTTGCAGTGTCGATTGGAGAATTAACTGCCATAATTTGTTACCTTAAAAATTAATATTGTTAGCTTGTAAGTATTCTTCCCAACTGTTGTATTTAGCTAATTCATTTTCATCAGCATTTAACAACGCATCAATACCACTATAAGATTGTTGTCTTTGTGGAGCTTGAGTATTGTTAGGAATACCAGCACTCGTTGGAGCTTTAGGTGTTTGACCTCTTACTTGTTGGTTCTGAGTCAAGTTATTACCTACTATTTTTGAAGCACGATAATTAGGTTCATACTTACTTGGATTTTGCTTTTGAAGTTGTTCTGCTACAAAACCATAAGCGTCAATAGGCTTAATGTTTGCAGGAACTTTACCTAGTGCATATTCTTTTTCAAGAACAGCGAGTGTATCGTTCATTAAACCATTCTCAGCATGACGTTGTAAGTTATCTAAAATAACCGGATTAGAATAAACTTCATAGAAACTATCTTGGTCCAAATTCTTAATATAACTTAACACACGCTGACCAGCTTCAGAACCTTGTAACTCTTGTGTCTTTTCATCAAAAGCTACACGTTCATCAGAAGGTAAATAGTCTTTTTGTTGATACGGGGTTTCTTCTAAGTCAGGCAATTCATAAGTGTCGATTGACTGGTCTTTAAGGAATTTAGCAACTGCTGCTTTATCACCTTTAAGTAGGTCAATAGCGAAATTAATCTTGTCTGCTTCTAGTAAACCATTTTGTTCTAACGATTTTAAAATTTTTCGGTGTGGAGCTAGTTCACCCATCTTCTTGTGATAGTTCATACCGAATTGCATTAGTTTTCTAATGTCGTCAGGATTATCTACTTGCACATCTTGATGGTTTGCTCTGAAACTTGCAGTAACAAGTTGTCTGAACTCTGCATCAGTAAGTGTAGTAGTTTCTTCAGTTTGTTCACCAGTTAGTTGTTCTGGTTCACTTTCTGAAGTTTTAGTAGTCTCTTCGGAAGTTTGGTTATCACTAGGTGTTTCTTCCTGTTCTTTAGGTTGTTCAGGTTGTACACCTTGTTGAGCCATAAACTCTTCAAAAGTATCTACTTGTTCTAATTGTTCATCAGTAGCACTTGCAAGTACTGAACCAATGTCTAAATTATCTTGTACTTCTACAGGCTGATTTGTAGTATTTTCAGTAGTCATTATTAGACCTCAAATTCTTTTAATAGGTATCCAGAACGAGTCCAAGCATGTTCATTTGCTAATAATGCTTTGAACTCATCAATACGATTAAGCTTAGTAAGATTAAGACAACGTTCATTAGTAATGTAATTTTCATACTGTCTTATCTCATGAATAGCTCTTTCTACATTATCAATCTGACTCTTAATACCGTTTAAATAATCTTCACTAAAAGAGTCTTTATCTTGTTCATATCTATCTTTTAGCTCATTAAGTTTAAGATGTAGATAGTTTTCTAGACTCTTAATAGAATTAGCACCACCATTAGTGATAAGAGTGTGTAACTCTACTTTATGCTTCACACTCTCACGAGTCAATAATGATACACTTTTAGGAAGTTTACATTCTGACATATTAACCTCTGTCAGCAGCATTATAAGCTTCTACTAATTCTTCATCAGAAGCACTAATGAAGGATTTTGCATAAACACCTTCAGCATCTAATTGCTTAATGAACTGGTCAAATAAGCCAATGGATTTAATACGGTCTACTGCAGATTGTTTAGTAATCTCTGCTGTAGCAGTAGCTAAATCTTCTTTAACAATACGTTGCAGATATAACCCTTGATAGTAATCACGGAATACTAATTTAAAGTCATCATTCTGCATCAAACGCCATAGTGCTTCTGCACGAGTAAGAATAGCTTCTTGGTTTTTTCTTTCACGTTCGATTTGTTCAATAAGGGTTGTATCAACCATTTTATAGTCCTCTTATGTTAGTCTATTAGATTTGGTTCTGAACAGTATTGCCATCACCACGAATATAGTTACCTAAACCGTCTGCCCTGAATAATCCATCTGGAACTGCACCTAGTTCAGGATTCGGCAATTTTCTTAAATTATTTTGTGCTTGTCTAGCGTTTTCACGGTTTTGAGCTTTTTGTGATAGCTTTTTAGGCTTTTTACCTTCTTTATTTTCACCTTTAGCATCAGCTACTGCACGTTTAGTATCGTTGTCCATTTGAGCTTTTTGTAAAGCATTTTGTCCTTTAAGTAACTCAGTAGCAATTTTACCTTTGTTTTGAGCTTCTGCTTGAGCTTGAACAATTTCTCTTTGACGAGCATGTTTAACACCTTCTTGTTGTTCCATAAAGTCAAGAGCTTTGAGGTCAGTGTCTGCTTGAGTATTACCAATTTGAGCATCAATAAATGCAGAACGAGCTTGATAATATTCTGTTTCAGCTTGTTCTTTAGCAAGTTTAGCTTTTTCAACTTCAAGTTGTACTTGAGCCAATTCTTGTTGAATTGGGTCAGGTTGTGGTTCATAGTCTTTAATAGCAGATACAAATGTATCTAAGTTATATAACTGACCAATCTCCATTAGCATGATTTTACGTAATCCCCAGTCTGCAGCTTCACCTAATGTTTGAGCCATGAAAGTAAGTTGTTGAGCCTTACCTTCAGATTCACTATTAGATTTAATTCTAACTGCTAGATGGAAATCACCTTTTAAATCTTCTCTACGTACAGTAACAAATTGGAATTGGGTAAGTGAAATAATTTCTTCCTCATCTAACCATTCCATATTCATAGCAAGAATCTTATTACCAACTTTCTCTAAACCTTTAGAGATACGGAACATAATGTCCCCTTCACGTTGGTTAATTGCTGTTACTGCTTGACTCATACCGGCAGCTACTTGACCATATGCATTACCATCAATACCACCACTAAAAGATTTAACACCTGTAATAGCTTCTGCTTCAGCATATTGCATTTGTTGGAAAGCCAACATAGATTGAGGTAATTCATTTGCAGTATGCATATAAATAGCTTCTGCAGGATGAGCTACTGGATTGTATTCATAGTCTTCGCCACGATTGAATCTTTGCTTATTTACAATATCCAAGAATCCTTTAGGCATAGCTACTTGTCCATTTGCAGAACGAGCATTAATGTCTACCATAGCTCTTGTTAGAGCTTGCGAGATTTGTTGGTTATCTTGGATTAATTCACTATCTGGTTCACCATATACAGATTCTTTTACAGGTAAATATGGAATAACTACGAAAGGTAACTCATTATCAGGAAATGGATTTCTTTCCAGTTTAATAAACTTACCATCAGCAATAGTCGCACAAATAGCTTGAGCAATACCTGTTCCATCAATATCCCAATATCCCCAATATTCATATACTGTAATTTGTTTACGAGCTTCATCTTTAAATTTAAAGCTTTTTTCAATGTTCTGATTGTTATCTAACAAGTCAGAAAATACTTCATTAGGAAGTGCAGCAAGAGTATTAATATCACCTAAATCTACAGGTGAATCTGCATCAAGTGATTTCAAGTTATTATACGTATTTGGAGATTTCTGGTTCATCATACGGAGAGTAGATAAATCAGTTTGGTACTTATATACAACAAATTTAGCTTTAGAGAAATCACCTTCGCATGTTGGGTCAATCACTAAATCAGCATTATTAATTACTTTTACAGATGGTCTATTTTTAGTAGATACAATTTCAGTAATAATCTGAGTTTGTCCTGTATTACGTGCAATAACCGGCATACCGTATTCATAAGTAGCTTTTAAGCTTTCTTGTAAATCTGATGGAGCATTCTTGAAAACTTCTGTTTCTGCACTGTCAGTAATACCAGTTTGTTGTTGTTCTTGGTTAATTTGTTCTAGTGCTTGCATGATAAGCATAGTACCTTGCTCATCTGCTTCAATATATTCGTATACTGGGATTTCTCTTTCTTTGGTTTGTTGCTCTACTTCCCAACCTACACGAACAATAGCAGTACCCTCATTTACCATAGTTCGAACCAAGGCATTAATAAAATGTACTTTATCAATAAGAGTATTAAATTGGTAATTTAGAACCAGAGTATTCTGGAAAGAAGCTTCGATAAATTTAGGACTAGAAGCTGTAACTTGGAATAAGTTACGTTCATTTAAGATAGCACTTGCTAATGCACTATATCGCCATTCAGCAAGCTTACGTGCCATACGAGATGTAACACCACTTCTACCGGATTTGATTTTAGTTTTATCGGTAATTGGATTGAGCAGATTGAGCCAGTTCTGAATACGACTAATGTGATACTTATGGGCAGGGAGTGCTTGTCTATAGTCCCCCATAAGGTCTTCAACTTTAGGTTCTTTCTTCCAGTTAGTTAGCTTTTCTGCAGTTCTACCAGACAATACAGATATTAACTGTTGTACCTTGTCTGTAGTGCTACTTTCAACATTTGTATTATCTTGCATATAATTCCTTGAAGGATAGCCCTATTGCTAGGGCTATAAATTTATTATTGAGGACTGTTACCTTCTGCACGAGCATCAGATGCTTCACCTGATACACCAGAAACTGCTGGAGTATTTTCTGCAGATGTTTCTTCTGCAGCAGGTTTTTTATCTGCTTTTTTGCCACGTGGTTTGCGACCTGAATTCTCACCATCTGACACTTCAGATAATTCTACTTCATCAGCTTTAGTAGCATTTACTGCAACTGGTTGAGTAACTTCAGCATCAGCTTTAATAGTAGCACGTACTACATTACGTTCATTTGGGGAATCAAATGCAGTGTCTTCAACAACTGCAGAATGGGTAACAACAGTATGAGCTTGTTTAACTGTAGCAGTACTGTGGTCAGAATCAGAGATAGTTTCTACTACACCAATTACACGACCATCACAAGGATTTGCGTCTATTAATTGGTAAGCAGGTTCTTTGTATTCTGGTTTAAATACTTTAACAGGTTCTTCAACAACGAATGCACCAGTAACCGGTACAACCATTTTAGGGTGAGGACATACTGCATTTTGACGTAAAGGGGTAGCAGCGATATCAGAGAATGATTTGCCTTTGTAAGCTTCATCACCACCATAAACTGAACAACCGCATCCACCTTCTACGCATTGGTCTGGTTTACGTAAACCATTTGCACGTTCAATACGTACACGTTCTTCATAGCGTAAAATTGCCATATTTATTTTTCCTTCTGTTTATTGGCTCTTTTGAACCAAAACAAATAATATAATATTATTCAACGATTTCAAAGTGTGGGGCATCAATAAATACTTTATTGCCTACTTGTCTTCTAGCATCGCTGTATTCCTTCACCATTCGCATTGGAGAACGTTTATCTCCATTAAGTAATGCCCAACATCCACCCCAACGTACTTTAATGTTTAGAGCTTCTGCTGCTTGTTGCATTGCATTTGCAATAGGATAGAAGGCGTTCAAGTCCCAGTTTACAGGGTAAGGTACTAAATCTACTGCATGTACAAATCCATCTTCTTGAACCAAGTGTTTAGATTTCATTGTCTGACTTACACCTTTTTTCACATTAGCTTGTTGTTGAGCCAGTGTGCGTTCACCCTCTGTAACTGAGAAGTCTGTAGTAGAGAGTTCAATAGCTTTCTTTACTACCCTGACCAAATCAGGATGAACATTGGTTAATTTATTTAGAGATTTATTGCTTAAAGTAAAACTCATTTAAATTTGTTCCTTAAATACTTCTTGGTCAATTCTGGAGCTAAATCAGATATAACTTCTAAAATATTAGTTCCTATCATAGCCCCAGTTAAAGCAATTAAACCAAGAAAACCTACGTCTATTGTTTTTACATAAGAATGAGCTATAGCAGTTCCACAATAAAAACCTAGACAGAAATTAATCAATCTTTCCTTACGAGAATACTTATTGTTGTCAATAGATGATTTGAGTGAACCGAGTAAACTACCAAGTAATATGATTAACATGGGTTTATGCTCAATTATTAACTCCAACATCTACTTTAACCCCTGATTCTCTTTTAACATACAACGCACCTCCTAAGAACCAGAATCCTACAAATAGTGCGATTACTACCATAGGTGTAAGTGGGGGATATGCTGTTGCATATTTGTACCCTAAAATAAACTCAACCAGTGAACCAAGTAGTAAACTTATGTACTTGTAGATTACTCTTTTCTTAGAAAAGTCTTCAGCATAAAGACTTACAATAGAAGTAGCTATACATGCCATAAGTAACCAAATTAAATTATTAATTCTTGGTTCAAAAGTATTTGGTAAATCTATTACAAGAGAGCCTGTAATATGTCCTATACAAAGAATCAACCATACAGTATGAAACCATAAGTTATAGATTCTTACGTTCTTAGTAGATTCACCATAAATCCTATTTAATAGTGCCATAGGAAACTCCTACTTTATTGAGTATATACTCCCGGAGTAACTACAAATTTACCGTAGAAACCTTGTACAGTAATAGGGCTAAATGTCCACTCTTGACTTACAATGTTACCAATATTATCTGCATAATCTGGTACTTCTTCACGGTTTATATCTGTTTGATAGAATGTATGGTCACCTTCAATAACTCTGTTGTCTTCAAGAGTTAATTTATAATGAACTTGAACTTGCAATCTACCTGAGTTTTGTAAATCAATAAAATATTGATTGAAAATAGCATTACTCTCTCCATAAGAACTAAAAGAGCTAAAATCTGGGCTACCAATATATGAGTAAATGTAATGTTTCTCCTTAGCAGGAAGGGTAGTTAAATTTTCTTCTACATAATAAGGAAGTTTAGGATAAGGAAGTTCTAATGTAGTTTCTTGTACAATAGGATGTCCTGTACTTTTTGCATAACGTTTTTTAGTCGTTACTCGATATTTACTATCTGCATGAGCTTCATTAAATGCTTTAGAATTTTCAAAGCTAGATTTACTTAAATGCTCTACTGGAACATTAGTAAAGAATTCAGATGGTTTACCTACTTTATTATCCACTGTAGAAGTAATTTCTAAATTAGCTAGTGTAAGCTCTAAATTGTCATTATTTACATCTACATTAGTGAATTTAGAATCAAAGAGTGGACCCGATACAAAGCTTTCACTTACAGGTGCACTGCGAGCTCTAAGTTCTTCTTTTTTAGCTTCCCACACAGCTTGAGTTGCTTTATGGCGTAACCAATAAGAAATTGAATCTACATAATGTTCATCAGTTTCTGCTAAAGTTGAATGAGTAGAAAGAACTTCTACCTCATCTTCTACAGATTCTGAGCCGCCTACAGCTACTAAAACACCATTAACATTTTTAATGGTTACATTATCAATATCAGCTCCAAATACAATTTTTTCTGCCATATTTTTTTCTCCAATTAATTTTTGTTAAGCAAAAAAGCCAACTAAATCTATGATGTAACGAGTGTTAGCTTTTAAACTATTACCATACACAGTTCTTGAACCAGCATTAACCCATAAAGTTCCACCATCATGTACTTGAGATTCAATCAATTCTACAGGAGGAGGTGCATTACTAGGAAGCTGAAACAATGCTAATGCACCACCAGAATCTTTAAGCATCTTAAAGTCTAAATGAATCTTACCCATGCCATCTAATACAGATAACTGATGTCTTGCCTGATTATCATAATCCACTGGGTTATTAGTGGTAACTGTGGTCTTTGGTGCTGCAAATGTAAGGTTATAAGATTTTAGACGTTTAATAGTACGCACTTTACCTTTTTCAATAGTAAAGTCGTCTTCATGTAAGTCTAGACCTTGTATTACTTTCATTTAAACTCCAGAGGGGGATTTCTCCCCCTACATTAAATTATTTAGCAAGTAAGTAACCTTTAGTCTCACCAGATAAGTTTTGAACTTCATCACCTTTAAGAATTTCAAGCAATGCTGCTTTAGCTTCAGGTGATTTAAGTAATTCAACAAATGTAGCTTTGAAATCAGGTAATGCTTTGATTTCAGTCCAGTATTCTGAAGCTGCTTTTGGAGCATCTACAAATTTAGCTAAGTCTGCTTCGATTACAGAATCATCTGTTAAAGTTAATTTTAACTTGTTATCTGCAGTTAATTCAGCACCTTTTAACTTAACGTCAATAGCTTGAGCGGGTAATGGTAATTCTTCAGTAGTATCATCTGATTTAGTTACTTTAACTTTGTTATCCACGATTTCTACTTTAGTAACTGAAACTTTAACTTCTGGTAAAGCTACTTCACCTTTTAAACCAGCTTCAGTACGTTCAAATTTAACGTTACCTTCGTTGTTAATTTTAACTTCAACATGACCGTCTACTACTTCTGTTGTTTTACCAACTTCTTCTTTGTGCATTAATTGAATAATTGCCATTTTTACTTTTCCTTTTATAGGTTAATAATATGTAACTATTGTTACGGTTATTGTGGTTCATTCTCAGCAGGTGCTGGAACTACAGGTTGTGCTTCTGTTTCTGCAGTAGCTTCTACAGGAGCTTCAGTTGTTGGAAATGCTCTAAACATTACATTTCCTTCAAAGTTTTGAATATCTACTAAATCAGCTTTACGTACAAACGCAGTAGTATCTACTTTATCCCCTGCCGGAGTATCTTCTAATGCTTTAACACGTGCTTCAAGAGCAGATGGGTCAAAAATTGTATCTTTATCTTCTTTATTCTGTAAAGCAGTAATTAGATTACGAATAGCAGTATCATCGTATACTGTATCCTTATCTTCTTTTCCTTCTAATGCAGAAATACGTCCAATTAAAGAACTAGGGTCAAAGATTGTATCCTTGTCTTCTTTAGATTCTAAAGCACTCAATCTAGCTTCCAATGCACTTGGGTCAAATGAACCAGTACCTTTAGTTGCTTCTAGAGCTGTTACTCTGGCTTCTAATGAAGAAGGGTCAAATACAGTGTCTTTGTCTTCTTTACCTTCAAGAGTTTGAACTTTAGTTTTTAATTCTTCTAAAGCTTGTTTAAGAGCTTCAACAGTATTGCTGTTTTCTTCTGATTTACCTTGCATTAAAGCATTATCTACGATACTCATAGGTGCTTTTACAAAGGTACAGTTATCAAAAGTAATTAAAACTTCTGAACCAGCTTTTGTAATAGATTCTACTTTAAATAATGGACAGCAAGGATGACTTGTCATTTCCGCTTGTTTAGCTTTAAGTTCAGCTAATTCTTTTAAAGTATTCTCTAATTTTTGTTGTAGTTCTTTATTAGTCTTTGCAGCTTGTTCTTCAGCTCTACGATTTTCATAGGTTACTGAATTGCCACATGGATTACAACAAGACATAAGTTCTCCTTACTTTTGTTTGATTTGTCTTACAATCAAACCTACTACACCTAAACCAGTAATGAACCATGGTTTCCATGATTCAGGTAAAAGGTTAGCAATAGGTTGAACTGTTTCATTCAATACAGGGCTAACAGTAATACCTGCTAATACCCAGTTAGACCATGAACGAATTGCATCTTTAAATTTAAAGAATTCCATATTTTTCTCCTATTCAACAATAACTTGAATGTACTTAGTATTAACACTATCAGTAGGCTTCGCATCTGCCGATACAGTAATGCTATTCTCAGTAATAGTTGTTTTACCAGCAGAATGTGTTACTGCGTAGTTGCTTGTACTGGTATAGTTTAACGATGCTGCTGTACCTGCACGTACACGGAACACAAGTTTTTGTACACGAGTAGCACGATTATTTCTAGTTACTGTAGCTTGCACCTTTTTGCTTTTATTCACTGTTATACTACTTGGTATAACGTTTATTTTCGACACATCGTCATCTAAAGTCACCTCGTTTGCGTAGATATCTACTATTGACACAGCCCCTCCGATAACATTAGAGGTAGCGATAACTTTCGTAGTTGGGGCTAGAGCAGTTGAGAACATATAATGTTGCCATTTACAGTTGTTACCTTGCGGGCGACAACTAATTGCAAAAACTTCTATATCTTCAGTAATAGTAACTACCCCGTTTTCAAAGGTAAAGCCGTCTGTACCAGATTTTATCCCGTCTGCACTAGAGTTTAAAACATTATCGTAGGTTAAACCGCCATCACCATCTACTACATTACTTGCTGCTAGGTTACCACTACTTAAGATATAACCATCTCTCCAATTATGAGAACGTTTATATCCTACTACTGTAGAAGCATTTTCTAGTCTAATTTTTAGTCCTTTTAGCGTCTCACGATTTGCGAATAAATTACCGAAATTATCGACATTAGCGATGGCATATTGTTTGCCATCCTCAATTTTCGTACGCAACTGAACCAGTTGAGTATTACTATCTAACTCGGTTGCAACAATTAACGGACAGTCTACACTTGGTACGTAGTTAGGGTCAGCTTTAGTATGAGCATTTAAAATTAATGTTGCGTTATTATTGCCTAAATCCTTATCTAGTGCAGAGTTAGGGTTTACTGCAGCAGTAAACTGATAATTACCCAATACTTTAGGAACAACCGTATATTTAATTACAACAGTGCCACCTTTTTTAAGACCACGAATGTTATAAGTTAAATTGTTCACTTGTTCAACTTCATCTGCTTCAGATTTAGTGAAAGTTACATCTTTAATTTCATAGTCAGTTGTATTTGCTGGACCTACAATATTTAAATTTGTAAGCTCATTTTTACCTTCACCAGTATTAGATACAGTTACAACAATTCTGTATTCTTCATTAACAAATGCGTTAGTTTTATCTGCAGTAATACCAACACCAATTTCTTGGAAGATTGAATCAAATGCTACTAAACGTACACATTCGCCATCTTGTTTAGCAAGAATTGTTGTACCTTTTTTCCACTGACGTTCAGGTAATGCATCTATTGCTGCACAATCTAAACCGGTAGATGCTGTTGGTTGTTTAGGAAGATTTAATTCATATACCCATTTGCCCCAATCATTAGGGTTTTTGAGTGTACCATCTTCGTTCATACCTGAATCATTTGAACGTACCCAACCAGATTGAACACCATCTCCGACACGAGAGTAAATGTACTGGTGCACTTCCTTATCAGATGCAACTTGCCAACCTGTAAAATCTAACTGATTACCTGATGTAATATCTTCTTTAGCAGTAATTGCATCAGATTTTTCTACATTAGTTTTACCAAACTCAACTGGTGCACCGATAGCTGTGTTAGCATCTGCGGCATTAAATACGCCAGTAAAACATGAAATGCCTAACTGTTTAAGATTACCATTACTTACTTCTAGTGTATTTAAGTTAGTTACAGTTGCACATTTTTCTTTGATAACTTCTAACTTACCATCTTTTAAACGTACAGTTTTGTTATCTACGTGTTGTGACAAGTCAAACTCTGCCGGTTTTCCAATTTCAACTGTAGAACCATCTTGATTAGTAATTACAACTTTACCATCAGCTTCTTTAGCAGCTTTCACCTTAATAGGTGGCACTTCTAAAGTAGTACCATTAGCATTAGTAATTAATAATGTACCATCATTTTTTCGCTCAATATGACCAAACTTAGTCATAGGAATAGCAATATGGCTATTATCAGAAAGTTCTAAATCTAACTCTAATGCACCAGTAGTTTTGTTTGGTAATATAGCAAAACCTTTAACACCTTTAATATTATTAATTTCGTTAATATTATTGATAGATTTTTCTAAGGCTGCATCTTTTTCTTCAAGTTCAGCGATTTTTAAATCGTATTCACATGAAGTAATAATCTTACACCAACCAGATTCTTTTGAAGGATATACTGGATTTTCGCATTCTACTTTACAATCACATGGGTCACATGGATTAGGTTCTTTTTTATGGAGAGATGCTTCAATAGCTTTTGTTGCTACCCATACTACACCATCTTTTTGAACTACTGCACCAGCTTCATAGTTTTCATAAGCACTAAATTCTGGAATACCTTTAGAGAAAAGATATTTTAATAAAGTACTTTGATAGAAGAATACAGTATTCAAGTCTTTAAGTTGTAAATCACCTTCAAGTGATTCCAAACCGTATTCAAAGTTTTTGTTTGCAATGTTTTCAAAAGATTCTTTAGGAACTACTACATTAGTACCAAATTTAACAGGTAAGTAATTACCTTGCATTGCATCTTTTCCAAATACTTTGACGACATCAGGACGTTTAATTTGCATATTTAATCACCTGTTTATGAGTACTTGAAATATTTGATGGACGTTGGTTTGTAGCTTTTACGATTAAACGAGTAGAAAGCGTTTTCGGAACAGTCTCTGCTACTGGTTCTGATACTACAACCATTTTCGCATCCACCTCTTTGTGTTGTTCTGCACGGTGTGCAACAACTACAAGTGGACTGGCAACTGAGGACGTATATGACTTTTCTGATACGGTTGCACCCACAATTTCTTTGTGTTGGTCTACAGCACATCTTGAAACTCCAAGAGGATTTAGTGTGTTGCTATTATCTACAACTACTGGATAACTCATTAAGCTACCTGCAGAAGCTGCATCATGAATAAAATCACCTACAGTCCCTTTCATACCTAAATGGAAACCACTTACACTAAACTCAGGGAAACGATTTTGTTTTAACGCCTCTACCCATGCCTGTTTAACAGGACCAATCGGTAAACGTTCTACCATTCTTGATAAAGCTTGATGTAATTCTGGATAACCGGCTAAAGAACTATACATGTTCCATTCTATCCAACCATCTGGAATAGATTCGGTTGAAAGAATATGAACCAATGAACCAATAGGTAATTCTTTATTAGTGTTTGAACTAGTACCAAATCTATTTGAACCAAGAACTTTATATAGCTCTGGATAAATAACAGGACTAAATTCAACACCTTCTACAAAGTCCATATAACCTTCTAGTTTAGTAGTTACAGGAACAGTAAGAATTGTACCTACAGGATTAGTATCTTTAATATCTTTAGGTTTACCATTAGGGTATTCGTTGTAGCGTGATGCATTAGGTTCAATTACAAATCTTCCCCAGTGAGAAGTTTGTGAAATATGTTTCACATTATTATCAGTAAGAGATACATATAATGCACCTTCATACGTCACAATAGAACCTTTAGAATAAGCAACATTCAATGAAAATTCTGGTACACCTCTATGGAACAAATAACTCATGTTACTTGTTACAAAGTTTAATGCACCATTAAATAGTTCAGGGGTAACTTTATCTGCACCTGTTTCATACGCAACTTTGTCTGACAAAGCAAATGCTTGCTGAGATTCAGAAGGAAGATACTCACCTCTTACGTTGGTTCTTTTACCTAATTTTGCTAATTTAGCAAAGATAGGGAATTCACCTAAAATACGATTTAACATTAGGCAGCTCCTTCTTTAAGCAAACGTTCTTGATTAGACTTCATCACGTTAAGAACATTATTTGCAGGAAGTTTATAATTCAAACGTTGTCTATTAACGTCTTCATTATTTCCCCATTTTTCAGATTCTTTAATCTGTTTTAGTGCCTTAGCACTGGCTTCTTCTGAACCAAGAAATAAAGCATTAGTCACTGCATCACTTGCTTTAAAGTGTTCTAACAAGAGTTTATTTTCATCTTGTACTTTAACAGCATCCCTTAACACACGCATACCATGTTCAAATTCTGCATGTTGTTTTTGCATTGACTGACTATATTCAACAATATCATTTTTGTATCTTGTGTAGTCTTTACACAAACTAGCTTTGTATTCTTCAATTAAATGAGTTAAACCACATTCATATTGAATATACATATCTTCTAGTTGTTTAACATTGCAGTTAATCATTGTCATTGCATCTTTAAAAGATACTTCATGACGATTAATTTTTTCTTCAATGTCATCTAATTGACACACAAAATCTTCAATACGTGGTGCTAATTCAGAGATTATCGGCAAGTTACTTTGAATAGAAACAATAGAATTTAAAGCTTCAGATACTCTTACAATATCACCAAGATATTTATTGAGACCTTCTAACTTGTACATTTCTCTGCCCACTGTATCAACAGTACGGAGATTCTCTGCGATAAACTTTAAAGTTCCTAAATGGAAATACACTTGCTGAACCATAGAAAAAGCATCAGGTGTGAATTGATGTGATACTAATTGATTTGGTTCGTTAAGATTGTGCATAGGCGGATGTCTATGAAACATTATAACCACCCTCTTAACATTGGTCTGATATTAGTACCTACTGTTGTTACTGTACCAATACCTTGTAATTTAAGCTCTTCTGTAAGTGTTTTAAACTTAGCAAATAGAGCATTGCTTTCCTGTAAATGCTCACCACCCATATTTTGTAACACCAAGCAAGCAACATAAGTTTGTAAAGCAGTCCTGTATGAAGATGGAATGGATATAGGATACTCACTACTCATTGGTTCTGTTAGTGGAATTTCTGGATGTTTTGCTTGATACTTAATCACTAAGTAATTTTCTGGAGTTCTCCCATTGACTTGAATACAGTTATATTCTGGAGTGTGGATTGAGAACGAACCATAATCATCATTGATAGCGTATTCTCTACCATTAGTAGAATGTACCGACAAAATATGAAGTACATCGTTTTGGAATGGCTTTTCTACTGTATCTATGATGTAACCACCATTTCGGATAGAATAGAAATCATCGAGATAGTATCGAGTTATACCATCCTGTAATTGAATTATCACTTCATTTTGCTTTAGAGGAAAATTGGAATAGAAGTATTCAAGCCCTTGATTTAAAGCTTGAATCACTTGCGGTACTCTATCAGGATTTAATTCCCAAGCACCGATTGGAACAAGAGGTGAACTCTGTAATTCACCTAATGCAATAGATTGTAAGAAATCTTTTAACTTCACCATAAAACTTATACCAAATAATCATTTATTCTATAATTACTATCCGTATTGGTTTCATTGAAGAATGGGTCGATATCGTCCATTTCTTGTGAAGTCCCTTTACCGAGATTAGCTTGTTGTTCGGAAGGATAAACTATTACCATTTGGTCAAGCTGCGATACCATATCTATTGCATCATCATGTACTGCTTTAATCCCATCAATAGTAACAGTAGAAAGCTCTTCGAGCAGTTCCTGTATTAAAATACTATCTTTTAAATCTTCTGGCAAGAAAAATTTACCTTGTTTAAATACAGGTTCAGTTAACCTAAATCTATCCATCTTGTTGGTTCTAACTGCAATACCCTCTTTTGTACTCTCTCTTCCTTTAGCGATTGTAAACCAAACATTACGTCTCAACATCTCATCTTTAATTAAAGGAACAAAACCACCTTGCTGACCAGTAACTTCAATACCTACTGACATTGGATTATACTTTGTTACAAATTCGAATATCTTATTAAACGTATCATTCATTAAAAATCTTCCTAATGCACCATCTACCAAATACCTATTTTGTTTGTGGTCTACTGCCCATACACCAATTACAGTATAGTCTGCTTTTCTATGAGTACTTGTTGCAAAGTCAGTAGTAATATACCAGTTATATCTTCGTTTGTTTTCAAGTATCTCTCTTCTTTTGAACCAAGAAATATCACTATCTAGGATTACACGGTCTTCATCACTTGCAATCCGCAGCATCAATTCTTGGTTAAAAGCTTTTACTCTTCCTAGTTTTACTGCTTTTTCATATTTATCCATCATCTCATCATAAGAGAAACGTTCTTTCCAAGCACCGTTAAACTCATTTCTAGCACAAGGAAAGTGAGTACACATTGGATAAACATTTGCTTCCCATGCACCAGATTCAATCGCTTGATACAATGGGTCAGCTTTGTTAAACGGAGTACCAGAAAAAATAATCTTATTTCTTTTCGGGTTCATCGCATTATCAACAGCTTTGTATATCAAGTCATATACTTTTTCAAGCTGCACTTTAGAGTTTGCCATTTCATCCGAAATCAAGTCATCAAGTATTGCAAGAACAGGACGGTCACCATTACGTTTAAAACCACGAACACCAGAACTTGCACCAAACAATTTCACATAAGTCTCTTTTCCTTCAATATTCTTAAATACTAATTCACTGTCTGTAAACTTAGCTTCAGGAATATATTGTTGTAAAAACTCTGAGTGGTTATAACGTGCTTCTACGTTAGTACGAAGAGATTTAGCACCATTTTCCATACTATCAGCTACATAAATAATTACATTACACTTACCAAGATAAGGTAATTCATTAAACAGAGCCAAGTATAAAACTAACATCTCTCCCATCACTACTGTCTTACCAGCACCACGTAAACAGAGATTAGCAATTCTCATATTACTTGAACCAAGAGATTCAACCATACGGTAATGAAACAAAGGTGAAGTCTGAATATCTTCTTTACCGGCATTCACCATTTTCACAAAGTTCATATACTTTAAAGCAAACTCAGAAGGAACATAAGTTCGTTCCCACTCTTCATAATCTACTTCTCGTAAGTATTCTTCTACTGTCTTTGCAGCAAGAGTCTTATCCATTGTTATCATTAGCCTCAATAATCACTGCTTCACTCACATCTTTTAAACGCATCGCTCCACTACTCAGCAGCTCACGCTGCTTCCCAGATAGGTTAGCTAATGCATCAGCAAGATGACCAATAGCACCATTATCTTCTGTAGAAATCTTCAATTCTGCTTGTTTAATCTCAGGTTGTTTCAAATGTGTCATTAAACTATTTGCTGCATCACTTCTTACTTTAGGACTCACTTTATCATCAGTCATAATCTCTACTTGAGTCTTTACAGCCATATGAAAATAGTCTTGATACATAATATGCGTAGGGACCATTAACTTAGCCATAATCTCAGTTACGACTTTATTCTTGGCATAACTACTTGCATATACATACAAGTTAGCATTAGCAATCCCTTCTCTAGCCATTCTTTCTATACGTTCAGGAAAGGTCAGACTATACGCCCTTACATCAGTATATCCTGCCATCTTAAACGAACAGAACTTCACAGCTTTCACATAATCAGCAAACTTAATCCGTTCACCTTCTTTAATCACATCAATAACATTAACAAGATTATCTCTATAATGCTCTCTCATAATAGAATCCATATCTACAATAGATTCATTCATCAGCTTAACACATTCTTCCAAAGTCTCTTTATTCACCTTTCTAGGATATATCTTTTGCAACCCTTCTACTGACAACAATTCCGGCATTGGTTCAGCCAATACCTTCATACTCACTTTTGTTGTCAAATCTATATCTACTTCTTTAGGTGCATCACCTCTTGCTAAAGCTCTATCAGCTTTCTGTTGTTCTTTATCAGCAAGGCTTACATCTTGTCTTTTAAAATTAAACTTAGCCATAATAACCCCTTATACAAACATTATGCTTGCAGAGGATAATATAACTCCAACATAAATACAACCTATACCATTCTTCTACAAACTATACTCGAAACTATACTCGTCCCCTAATGGGGACGGAAAGAAAAGAAAATAATCTCCAGTATACTTTATCCCTTTTCTTTCTTGTCTCTAATCTCCAAGTATATAAATAAAAAACCCCTCTTCCAAAACGGAGAGGGGGTATACTAAGGAAATTAAATTAAGAAACTGACATGACTATCTTCAATAGAAGACCTATACACTATACTAAATTGAACCAAAGAAAACAAGAAGTAGGTATGGTTCAATTTTATTTTTTCAGGGTTAGGGAAATTTATATTATATATATTTTGATTTTTCAAAATTTTTCTATAGACCAAAATCATAATTTATAGAAGTAAGTTTAGAACACCTTATACACACAGATTCCCTCTTGTGTACTATCCCCCCCCCC